CTACCGCGCCGGAAATTTTTTATACAAGGTGCACACCGCAACGTCGTAAATAATCGCCACCTGCTTTCTGTCCATTCCGTTTGCGATCAGCCTGCCAGCCTGCGCCCATTGCTCTGGGGTTAACTTCGGGCGCCTGCCACCTATCCGTCCCTTTTCCCGGGCTGCCGCCAGTCCTGCCCGGGTGCGTTCCACGATTAACTCCCTCTCCATCTCGGCCAGGGCTGACATGATGTGGAATATGAAACGCCCCATTGGGCTGGAAGTGTCGATGCTGTCCGTAAGGCTTTTGAAGTGGATGCCGCGCTGCCGGAGTTCGTCGACCAGCAGTACCAGGTTTCGCATGCTTCGCCCGAGGCGATCCAGCTTCCACACTACCAGCGTATCGCCCTCATTCAGCGTTCGAAGAAGCCTTTTAAGCACTGGCCGGTTCGCTACCGTCCCGCTCATTTTTTCCTCAAAAACCTGTTCACATCCTGCGCGTTCGAGAGCTTGTCGCTGGAGATCCGTGTTTTGGTCACTTGTTGACACCCTTACGTAGCCAATTTGCATGTTTTTCACCCAATATTTTCTGCAAAAAAATCAGGTGAAGTTATCGGCATGGCTGCAACAGGGCAATCTATAAAACGTCGGTTTGGTAGACAGCAATGGTTATGTGCCAGTATCACTGGGAGGAACGGGTAGCAACAGGGGGGCCGCAATTGGAGTCAACATCGATGGAACCTTATCTTCTACTGGCTGGTTTAATGATATTTCAACCAATTCTTCCACAATAGGTTCTGCCCGAATCACTGATGATAATGTATGGCGGAGTTATATTTCTGTGCGCCATCGGAACGGTTCTAATGCGGCCTCTGGAGGGGATAGTACGAATTACGGATTTATGCTGGTTGACGAAGCAATGACAGCTCAGTCTGCCGCAAATATCACAATTCGAAAACAGGCAGGTGGTACCTGGCTATCACCAGTCAAATTATATTCAACCGGTAATACAACCAAAGCAAGTGATGGCACGTTAAAAGCCGCTTCTCCGGTTGCCCGTGTTGTGAAAAGCCAGGATGAATGTCAGCGCGCTGATATAGCAGAGGACGGTTTTTTCTGGTGCGGCTGTGGGACGGCGAACGCTGAGGCAGAGGGAATAACCATTTCTCGCCTCGAGGTGGGCGTTTACGTGCTGGCTGGTTCGGCAGGCCTGGCATCCGAGGGATGGCAGCTACTGCCACCGATGGACCCCGGCGGCATGGGAGAACTGGGCGTGGTTGAGGACGAGCAAACCGACAGCGGCGGGCTGACAATCCGCCTGTTTAAGCGAAAATACCTGCTGGGCGATGACGGGGAGATCGTCAAAACGAAAGGGGAACCGATGGACGTACCGGTGAACAGCTGGATCGATGTTCGCCTGGATATGCCTAATGATTCTGCCTTTAATCAGCGGATGAGTCAGGAACTTCAGCCATAGCCGCACACTGATTCCAGATGCTGTTTTGCGGCATTTGAACACGTACAGAGACAAATTGGTCAGAAGGGATGTCGACAGGGTCGCCTTCATTGATACCCTGCAGCTCGTTCCTGGCGAACTCTGGCGCTACAGGATGCGTGCGGTGATATGTTTTCACTAACACCGAACCGTCAGCATGAACCTCATAATCGAGCCAGATGAGGGGCTGCTTGTTGCGGTCGGTAGGTATGTCAAAACCGCCGTCAATGCCGCCCCATGCAGCGTCGGAGTTCAGCCCCTCACAGCCTTCTACCAGATATTCACCTGTGGCCAGACGGGTTACGGTGCAGCCTTCTGATTCGAGATTAGTCTGATATCTACCGTCGCTGAAAACCTTAACGACTGGTGAGGCCGTTTTGAGGAACCCATTGCTATCGACTGTTGTGTTAAGTGAGGTCTTTACTATTGCGCGCCACTGCTGGCTAGAATTGTTTATTTTGTTAAAGTGAATTTCACCATCAGTGCGGATAAACATATTAAATCTTGTTGTATTAGAACCTGTACCATCAGAGCTGTACGTTAACCCTAAGCCTACTCCCCAGTTTCCAAAATAGTTGTAACCTGCCGCTCCTGACTGCCTGTAAAAATTGTATCGACCGAAATTAACAATATTGGCATCTCCGTTCAGAACAGTAAGAGCTCCGGCACCAAAGCAACCGGTGCCGTCATAACTTGACGTAAGCACTTGCCCGTTTTCTATTCCTACATCTTTAGTTGCCGATGTTCCCAAACCGAGGTTTTTGCGACTGTCTTCTGCCGTTGTTGCCCCGGTCCCGCCGTCAGCGATTGCAAGGGCACCGTTACTCCCTTTCTGCGCCAGTTTGCCGATGCCAGGGATCGTAACAGGGGTGCCGTTGATAGTAACAGTGATGTTCTGATTTGCTGAAGTGGTAGCAAATGTCTCCCACGCGCCAATATTCTCATCGTACTCGTTAATGAGCTGTGACATCGCCTGTGCCAGTCCGTCGACCGAGATAATGTCTGATACCAGAATGCCGTACTTCTGACCGCTAAGCGCCGGAGACGCAGCAGGCGTAACCGTCATTGACGTAGTGCTGTTCACGGAGGAAATCTGGAACATCTGCACCGGGTTTGACATGACGATAATCGTCTGACCAGCACGCACCTGGCTGGCCGGTGCGGTCCAGTTTGTGCCTGTTCCGGTTGCTGTGTTTCCGTTGATGGCGATGGTGCCAGTGTTATAAAGCATATTTTCTCCAGGCAATAAAAAACCCCGTCGTAGCGAGGTTGCTTTGAATAGACAGTTAATTCAGACGTACATATCGGGCAAAACAGGAAGGCTGAGCGACGTTACCGTGTTATTACCGAAAATGGCATACTGCTCGCGACCAATATATTTCCCGCCCTGAACTGACGCGTTGCCGTTCTGTATTTTTATTCCGAACATTCGATAAACGTACATCCCGTTCACCATATGAACCATCAGCCCAAATCTCCCCAGCGGAACATATCCATTACCGATGCTCACGGCGCTTGTCGATGGGGTCCAGAGTTGATTTAGGTATACGAAAGGCCGTTTTGTCGTTGAAAAGGTGCAGGCACCTGCAGCATTAAAGATATTGAGCCCGGTGCCTGGCTGTGGCGCCACACCACTTGCGAAGATAACGATGTCTATCGTACCGGTTGCGGGAGCGTCATCGTTTGTAGACGGAGGGCTGAAGAACCTGACCGTATTACCGTCGAAGTCAATCGTATTACCGCTGTTGCAGCGGCCAAAGACGACGTACTTCGACTTGTCGTATCCTGCTATCGTGGGAACCGCCCATCCTCCGGTCGGAACACTTACGGTACCCTTCCAGATACACTGCCCTGACTGTGTCGCATTGGTTATCGAGGTGAAGTCAGTACTGTCGCTGATGAGCAGGCCCACTCCGCTTCGCTGGCCAGATGGGAATATCTGCCAGACACTGCCAGGGAACGTATAGGTGCTATCCCTTTCACTTATGCCCAGGGACTGCATTCTCGAAATCTGCGTAACCCTGCCGCCAGAGATACTGATCGAATTCATTTTATGCCACAGGCCTGCATCAACATAGGCAGTCGCATGCGGTATGAACAGAACCTGCGCTCCTGAAACGTAATCAGCAATGTCCACATACTTTGCTTTCTGGTAGCCACTGTCAAAGCTGGCTCCAAACGACGGGCACCTCAGGCCCGCCGTTATCTCCATGCGCTTTCCTCCGTCATTCAGGTCAATCAGTAGTCCTCTTGGCATATTATGTCCATTCTCCAAGTACGATACGGCCGCCTCCGGTCAGGTTGATAGTGACGCCATTGCTGTCAATCACCGTCGCTTTGTTCGGTCCACTGAAGCCAAAGTTTCCCGTTGTGGCGTAAAGCGCCCCACGGAAGGTTCCACTGTTAAACTCTGGTGAGCCATTTTTGGGGATGCTCCAGCCCTTTGAACCAGCCACATAATCATTGGACTGGATATAATTACCGATCTTGGCGTTGCCTATGGTGCCGTCCTGAATGAGGGTTTCACGGATAAACGTCTGCCCATTCTGTATCACGAACGGCAACGTCGTGGTCCCGTTAACTGCTGTGGTGACGGCAAAGCGGTCAGCCAGGAAGATAACCTGCGACTGCATGCCGTTTGGCGTATTCTCAACGCCGATCCCCATCCCCGCAGCGTAATACTGCCCGTTGCTGGAGACACCCACTTTAATGTTGTACATCGCACTGAGGTTATTGTTCACATCAGCCACGGCCTTTGCGTTAACTGTGATCGCCGCCGTGTTGTTGCCCGAGGTTACAGTCAGTGAGTTTATTTTCGTGGCAGACGCCTGAGTGAAGTTGGCCAGCGTTTCGGTGAGATCGGTGGAGTTGGAGATATTACCGCCGGCAGACGCATCCAGAGTCACAAGCGCGCGGGCGACCGCAGAGCTTGTATCCGCAATCGTCGTATCAATGCGGTCAATGCTCGCGCTGTTCCCGGAGTTCGTTACGGTTTGAGAACGGCGGGAAGTAACCTGTGCCAGCCCGTTCTGGATAATGGCAATGGCCGAGTTCTTGACCCCACCCGTCATTCCGTCCATAGACACACTGATACTATCGATTCGCTGGCCCAGCGCGGTATCAGCCGTTGCCACCGTTTGCTCAAGCTCTGACAGAGAGGACGACACATCACCGACCGTGCTTGAAAGCTCGTTAACGTTGGTCTGAACCTGCCCGATGTCCTGCGCATTTTTGGCTATTTCCTGCGCCTGCAGCTCAAGGTCGTCAGCGTTCTGTTTGATGTCGTCAGCCATGCCAGCAATTTTTTCATTGCTGTCCACCGCGTTCTCGATCAGGTCTTTGAACGTATCGGAGTCTTTAATTTCCTCCAGGATCACATCTGTGATGTCGGAAACATCGATGCTGGCCTGTCCTCGCACCCATTCGGTGTAACCTGATTCGTTGCCGCTGCGGTCCACCAGCTGCGCGCGGTACCAGAAAATCTGCCCAGCCTTAAGGCCCATCTGCTGATATTTGCGCTGCGGGTAAGGCACATCGGCCAGCAGCATCGCATCGTCCTTGGTACCGGTCAGGCTGTACTGAATTTCCGTCTTCAGCGTGTCGTCGGTATTCGCCGGGAATCCCCAGTTCAGCTCGATACCGAATACCACGTTTTCAGAAGCGATGAAGCCAACCGGCTTCGGTGGGTTGCCCACTTTACCCGTCAGCATTTTCTCTTCTGAATAGCCCCACCCGGATGAAATTTCTGCGGCATTGATTGCGCGCACGCGCACCAGGTAGCGCCCGGCATAAATCCCCGGGACGTCGAAGGACGTGGTGGAGCTGCGCGGCACGTTGACCCAGTTCCCGTCGTTGCGGCGCCATTGCGCTTCATAGGCGATAGCGTTCTGCGCCTGGTCCCAGCTCACGCGCATCGTTTCGACGCTGATATTTTGCTGCACCACAGAAAACGAGCTGATCACGATGTTCGCAGGCGGCGACTGGTTACCCGGCGGGATCACGCTCACCGGCCGCTGGTCAATGATGGCTCCGGTATCAATGCGATCGAATTTATCCGGATCGTGATTTGCACCGACGATTGTGAACGTGCCGTCATTATTATCAGTTACCGTAATAACGCGATACTGCTGTGCGTAGAGCTCATCAGACTCAATGACCCATACGGCCTCAGCCACAGGCGTTTCACTGTAAGCGGTCGTAACGGTCACTTTATTGCCCGTTATCGACTGAATGGTGCGTGACTGTGAAACACCCGATGGAAGATTGACAATCATCCTGTCGGCTGCCGAAGCATCCGGCGCCCTGTCCAGCGTCAGCACGCGACCATTCACCGCAGAGATACGGCCGCCCAGGTCGCGCCCGGAGAGATTTCGGTCCGCTACAGCGATTACATAGCCAGGCTGCGGAATGTTGCCATCTTCCCCTACATTGAAAGTAACAACGCGATCTTTGTTGTTGGTGAGGATCCCCCATCGCCCTTTCCGATTCGCTTCTGACTGACGGGTACAGCCGATCGCAGTTATCTCGAGTTGATTAAACCCATAACGCGCAACCAGCGCCTGCTCAAAAACAGGCTCCATCGCATCAGAATAAGCGTTATCAGGATCAGACCAGGACACCAGCGCATTGGTGTAACGGTTCTTTGTGGTGCTGCTGGAATAGGTAAAGCGCCCTTCTATAACGTTCGCATGCGTGTATGTAAAATCAACATCTCTCGGCATGTCCGCCAGCGCCACAATCTGGTCGTCGCCCCAGTAGGTCATCCCACGGAAGATGGCAGCAAAATCACGCAGGACCGTATAGGCGTCGTTGCGTTCCTGAATGTACACGTTGCAGGTATAGCGTGGTTCGGTGCCACTTCCGCCTTTGCCATCCGGCACCATCTGATCGCAATACTGTGCAACCTGGTAAAGTGTCCATTTGTCTATGTTCGCTGTTGTGAGACGATCCCCAAGCCCGAAACGGTCGCTAACCACCAGGTCGTAGAATATCCACGCGGGGTTATCTGTCCAGGCCCATTTGAATGTCCCAAGCCACGTACCGCTATAAGTTCTTGTTTCCGGATCGTAAGTATCCGGTACGCGGATGACACGTCCACGTGGTTCACAGGCAATTTGTGGAATGGAGCCATTGAACTGGCTGGAATCAAACTCGATGTACAACAGAGCTGTGTTTGGATAGCGCAGTTTGGCATCGATGACCTCTGTATAACTTTGGAGCGTCATCGTGTCGCCAATTTTGGCACTGTTTGCGTCAGCGGTAATCTTGCGCAGTCTGATGGTCCAGGTGCTGCCAGCTTTCGGTAAATCGATACGATGGCTGCGTTCATAACCTGATGTGGTTTTCCCGGTCACATTAGTATCAAGGACCTGTTGCCAGCTACCACCGTCCATCTGAAGCTCCACCACATAGTTGATGGAGTACCCTACTAAATCCCCGTTATCCTGCTGTTTGAAAAGAGATGGCCACTTCAGGCGCAGGCGAACCGCCGAAAGCTGCGTATTGGTGAAGGTATGCGTCCAGGATGTTTCGCTGGATATTTCGGTACCGACGCTGATTTCATTTTCTGTGCCAGGTATCCCCTGAATGTAATCCTGAGCCTGTGTCCCTGGGCGAAACTCCCACACGACACCGCTGAAGTTCTCGGAACCATCAGCGTTTTGTAAAGGTGTGCCGTCAAGATAGATATCCCTCGCAGTCAGCCCACCAGCAAACTCCCCTTCACCGAGAACCATCAGGATTTTCGCTTTCGCAACGGACTGGAGATCATCGGGCTGCTCGACAGGGGTGCGAGAACTCGAGCTGCCGCCTTTACGTCCGGTAATTGTTTTAACCATATCGCGCCCATAAAAAAAGCCACCCGAAGGTGGCCTGATTGACAAATATTTGTTATTGCTGATCTTCTACGTAAATCCCGGCAGAGGCAACAGCGCCGCCGATTCGCCGTTTACCATGGAGAATGGGGACAGGGTTTCCCTGAGAGGTTGTGTTCGTCACGCCACCAAATGCATAGCTGGCGCGGTTATCTGCTGATTGCTTGCTGGCTAGCCCGGTAGTCTGTGGAGAAAGCATCTGGACTACGCCGCCGATCGCCATTGATGCCCCAATCCCCGCCACAGCTCCCCATCCACCAGCAAAAGCAGTCCCACCAATCCCGATCGCGGCCCCTCCCGTGACGAACGCAGCAACAGCGACAAGGGCAACCCCGAGGATTGTCTGAAAAACCCCGGCTCGCTTACTGCCGATGATCACCGGCGCGATACGGATTTCCTCTGTGCTCCTGTCCATACTGAGTTCATCGTTTACGAGGTTTCGTTTCCCGCTGAATACCGCATAAGTTAAACCCCGTTGTTTGCTGGTGTTAAGGAAACGCTCAAAACCCGGCACGATAACGCTCAGGGCGCGGATGGCCTCTTTTGGTGAAGCTACTGATAAACGATATTCACGCCCGAAGGTGGCACCTAGCACGCCGTACAATCGAATTGTGCGGACAGGCTCAACATTGAGTAATGCAGCCATTTTTTCCCCAAAAAAAACTGTCACAGGCGGTTATCAGAAACAGTCTTTAAACCGCAATATTTTCATTGTGCGCTCACGCCAGTAACCGCCATAAGGTACGCGCTGGCTCAGATGCCCATAAAGGTGATGCAGTAGCATGTTGCCTTCCAGCAGAATCCCCGCATGATTCCACTTATCAGCCTGAACCTGCATGATCACCATATCGCTAGGTTTCGGCGGCCCGTCGAATTCACGGAATCCGCCCTCGTACCAGCAATCCTGATAGAAGTTGTCCGGATAGTCGTTTTCCCACCAGGGATAATCAACCCGGTAATCGTGGAGTTCGATACCATGCTTTTGCCGGAAATAGCTCATTACCAGCCCCCAGCAGTCAAAGTGACCAAGCACAAACGGACGCTCCAGCAGTGGCAGCTCTCCGCGCGGCTGAATGGTGCGTAAATCCCCCTCGGGCCAGCTCACGATATGCCAGGGTAAAAGCGTTGCGTCGCATTGCGCTTTATCCAGTTCGCTCGGCTGCGTAGTGGCGTCAGGGTGGCTGTGAACGATGGCGATCACCGTACCCCAGTCTTCAGCAGCTGCGTAATCTTCCGGGCAGAGGACAAAATTGTCCTCCGGCGCCGCGGCAAGATTCCGGCACGGGAAATAACGTTCAACACGACTTTTCTGCGCCACCACACCACAGCACTCACGAGGATATTCAGCGGCTGCATGCGCCATAATCGCATCAATGGTTTTCTGACGCATATCAGCTCCTGATTAAAGACGTTCCCGGGAAACCACCAAACGGCAGTTCTTCATTCTCTCCGAAGCGAAGTTTGCACGCCGTGAGCGTGCCGTTACAGACATCAAGCGAGGGATCATCGACAGAATTATTATTGTTATCGAAGTATCTGGTTCCGGCATAATCGCAACCGTCACCGGTTCGGTACTTATTGCGCATGCACCAGGTACACAGGGAATGAAGCTGGCGCGTGGGGATCATCTTACCCTGCAACGACATCGGGCTATCGAGTACGAATTCGATACTTTCGCCCGGAATTTCGCTGCTTTTACCATCAATGTAAAAAACTCGTTTTCTGACCTGTTGCGGATCAGCTGTTGCGTTACCTGCTGGGAAGTTCTTCGCATCGAGATAATGCGAATAAGTGTCATGGATAGTGACTTTCGCCTGTAGCATATCGTCATAAGCAAGGCACAGCGCTGTAATCTTGCTATCGATATCTGCAACCGTGAGTGTTGGCTGGGCACTGTTGCCGTCTGTGGAGGCTTCAAGCCCTTCTATTTGATACGGCCAGGCGGCATATTCCTCCCCCTGCCACCAGATACTTTTCGCCTTCAGCTTTGATTCATCGCCACCAGCGGCAGCGATTTCTTCTTCTGTGTGCGGGAGGTTGTATGCGTGAAATCGCAGTACATCATCCACGCCGAACGTAGAGCCATCAACTTCGATAAGCCGGACTTTATTACCGGGCTCAAGGCTTTGATAGTCTGCTGTGATCATGGTGCGTACGCCTGTTTGAATGTTGCGGAAATGGTCAGAACGTTGCTGGATAAGGGCTGTGACTTGATTGATTCGGCCTCAATCCGGTAGAGCCCAGTTTCGCCAACTGGCGATGTCCAGATGAATGACTTTATAACGTGAGAACGAAAGAATTTAAGGGCCTGGAGCATGTCCGTTTTTTTGCCCGTTAGGGTTACAGGCCATGACTGCTTTTCAGGGTTGATGCCTTCCCCTGCAATCTGCTCATAGCCATCGCCAAAGGTTGCAGAGCGGGTTTTATGGCTAAACGTTCCTTCCATTCCCGCCTGTATCTGCGTTCGCCAGGTGAACGTTTCCAGTGCCATGTTTGCTCCATAAAAAAAGCCACCCGAAGGTGGCTTGTGATAATATGAGAAGGAAATTAGCGGGTTTCACAACCAAGCTGAGACTTGTCGATAATCTGCGTGCCTTCAACACGGTAACCATATGTGCCGAACAGAAATGCGTGGTTTAATTGATAAATAACAACATCGCTTAGGCCTACGGAACACTTGTCTTTTTCAATAGCCCGATCCATTGCAGTTTTAACGCTTGGAATGCCCAGCGGGAAAATAACAATTGGAGCTTTGTCTTCACCAGTCACACGTTGACCTTTTTCAAACTTAGCTGCGTTCAGGTTGTAATTTTTAGTACTACCAACGGTCATATCAGCAACGCGAACAGTACAGCCAGACAACATTAAAGCCCCAAGAGCTAAAGCCACTACCTTCTTCATTTTAAGTTTCCTTTGATTGCAATCGGAAACATCTTAACATGATGAATAATGTGATAAAACAAACACCATGTCTCTTATCTTGATTTTGTTGCATTCCAGATGAGCCCACCAGGCTGAAGTTGTTTCGCAATACCTGCCCGAACAGATTGATCAATAGTCTGCTTGTAAGCGCGAGAAACAGCATCGTTATTTGCAGAAGTCTGCTGCTGTGAATTTTGGTTTTGAACAACTACGGACGTTTGAATACTTACCCCACCGGCCGATGATGACTGAAGCCCATACATCGGAGCGTGGCCAACATAACCGCCATTTGCATAACCCTGTGCGCTTCGCATAAGTGAATAGAGGTTTCCAACCCCCAGCGCACTTGTTGCCTCTTTGGTGAAGACGAATTCGCCACCATGCACCACGCCTTTTGGCTGATACTTTCCTCCATCCCCTGTGTAGCCGCCAGTATCGAATTCCGGAACTGCGCCGCCACTAGAAAATCCGAAAAATGAACCAAATGATGTCCCCCCAAACGCAGACTTCATTCCGTTAACCAGCACCAACTGTGTCAGCATCTGGGCTGTTCCTTTCAAAAAGGTTGTCAGGAAATCTGAGAAGTTAGCTTTTCCAGTGGTAAAAAAGTCTGTAAGAGTGCTGGCCATACCGGTGAATGCATTGCTGGTAATTGTCTGCACTTGTGAGTAAACATTGGTTGCGGAGTCCTCAAATTCAGCCCAGCCCTTTTTCGCGCCGGTCAACCAGTCGCCACGCAACCTGTCCTCTGCGGCATAGTAATTATTCGCCGCTTTGAGCTGCTTCTGATAACCAACGTCCTCCAGAGAACCGCCGGCGTTCACCCAACCTGCGGCAAGCTGACTTTTCGCGAGTTCACGCTGAGCTAACCGATCGCTCATTCCAGCTCCACCGACCAAAGCAGCCTGCTTCTCTGTCATCTGCGTGACGTATTTCTGCGAGGTATCCATTCGCTTGTTCAGCTGTTCCTGTTCGGTAATCTGATCACCTAACAGGGCTTTCTGCCGTGCCAACTGAAGCACCTGGTCTTTACTCGCCAGCAGGGATCGTTCCTGCTTTGTCAGGGAACGTGAACGCGAGGCTTCTTCCAGCACCTGAAATTTCGCCTCAGTGGTCCACAGATCTTTGCGCTGCTGGCTGATAGTGTCGTTCAGCCCTTTATGCTGTTGAAGAGCACGCAACTGTGCCTGAAGCGCCAGCAATTCGGTCTGAGCAGCGTCAGTACTGCGGTCGCCAGCAGATACAGTGCCCTGCTTTCCTGTTTTCGTTTTTTTGCCAAACGAAGCGACTGCTTCCCGATCCTTCTGAGTGGTCGCGGCGCTTATCTTGCGGGATGTATCGAGGTACTTGCCTGCGCTAATGTCAGCCGCGTCCCAGTCCTTTTTCAGCTGAGACACGCTGTTACCATAAGCGCCGGCCATTTGTTCGTTATAGTCCTGCCATACCTGCAAAGTATCAGTTTTCGCCCAGTCAGGAACGAGATTAATCGCAGCCGCGATAGAAGAAGAAATAATCTGGTTCAGCTTCTGGAAAACTATCGCGACGCTGTAATAAATTGCGTTAAATTCCTTTAGCGTGTTTGATGCCAGTTCAGCTACCCACTGACCGATTCTCTGCATAGCCTCAGATGCCCATCCCTTGATATCAAGCCACAGGCGGCCAAATGGTGTCAGCGAGTCGTAAGCCTGCTCTCCGCGCTCTGCCATCGTGTCGCCAAACAAATCCATAGCTTGAGTAACGGCAGCGGTCTGGTCTTTCTGCTTAACTAACTCGTCAATGTGCTTAAGCTGTGAAACGGTGAGAAAGTTGAATTGCTCATTAAGGTTCTGAAGAGCCTTAACCGGATCCTTTTCAATATCCTTATAAGCCTTGGTAATGTCCTGAGTCGAAACAATGTCAGTTTCAACTGCCAGCGCCGTCGCTTTGGTAGCTTTCTCAAGCTGTTGCTGAGACATTGAGCCGATACCAACTAACTCTGTCATCAGACTCTGGACAGTGCCCACCGTAGCCCCGGTTGAAGCAGAGATTGACTGGGAGGATGCCATAATCTGTAGCGCTGACGTACCGGCAATGTTTCCGGTGCGGATGATAGCTTTATTGATTTCGTCATAGGCAGTGAAGTAATCAGATCCTGCCTTCGCGGCAAGGAGAACTGCACCGGCCAGACCACCAATCGCTACACGCGCCGGGGTGACCATGGATAACATCGCTTTTAGCGCGTTCCCCACCCCACCAAAGGAATCACGCAGCTGCCCCCCCTGCTGGATAGCAACCATATAAACCGGCATACCGGAGGCCAGTGAGGTCACAATATCCGTCATTTGCATTGGCAGGTAACGCATGGCATTACGGTACTGCCCCGCACTGATAGCTCCAGATTTCCAGGACTCTTCCTGCTCTTTTAGTCGGGCAATCATTGGCGCAGCGCGGTCCGACACGCCAAGCAGGGCCGCCTTCAGTTCGAGTAACTCTGCACGGGTTTTTCCGATAGCTGCAACCTGGTCCTCAAGTGAGTCGATAAAAGTTTTACCTGCGGCAGTTGCCCGTTGCGCTGCCTGTGCCTGCTCAATGCGAGCTCGGCCCTCTGCTGTTTCAGATTCCATGACCTGCGCCAGTTTCGCGCGGGTCGTCTCAAGCACGCTGTTGTAACGAGTAAAATCCTCGTCACCCACCAGACCTTTGCTCCGGAATTTAGACAGGCTTTCCTGAATGGTATCCAGCTCGTCCAGCGCCTTGTTAACAGGGCTGATTTTATTCAGCAGGTTTTGCAGTTCCTGCCGTTGCTGTTTCAGGCTTTCGCTGTTTTTTTTCTGGTTGTCGATCCCGGTGCGGAACGTACTGTTCAGGTCATCCGCTTTACCTGCCGCGGCGGACGCAGTCTCCTGAAAGCGATCCAGTGCCTGGTTACCACGCTCCAGCTCAGTGGTATTTACGCGCAGGGAAATCGTGGCGATGTCGTTACTCATTCCGCCCTCTCTTTATGCATAACTTTTAGTGCGGCGCACTCCATGATTCGGATGTCCGAAAGCGCGGTTGCCTCGTCGTCGACGTTGTGCAGGCGCATCACCCAGGGCAGCACGTTGTAATCAAGACCTGATGCGCCTCCCATGCCCGTGCGCCACTGCGTGCTGACAGCCTGAAACACCAGGAATGAAGGCCATACATCTGGCCAGACGTCGATGTATTGATCGTCATAGTCATCCGGCGTAAGCCCATAGGGTGCCAGGTCTGCCGCTGTGGGTTCAGGCGTATAGAATGCAGAGGCAACCGCTATCAGTTTTTTTCGCGCTGCCCCATCAACTCTCGGTAGTAGGTTTCCGGGATTGCCTTCATTGCCGCCGGATAGTTTTCCAGCAGCACCGACAGGTTTTCCGCGTTGAATGCATCGGGAAGTGCCCAGCCAGCAATGATTTCCATCAGAAAATCAGTGGCGGTTTTGCCTTCCATTTTCTCCAGATCCGCCAGTTCTTTGAGTGGCTTGTGATTGAATGTGAATGTCAGCACGCCATCCTCATCGCCAGCGCGCGGGATCGAGACGTTGGCCTTAAAAGTTGGTTTGGGCTGAAGGGTGAATTTAGTCGCCATCGTTGCCTCTTAGTGAAAGAAAGCCTCCATGGAGGAGGCTTAGACTATCGTTATGCCTGGCTTATGCCGCGGCGCCTGTGATTTTGTAGAACGTCATTGCTGGCGATTGCAGGTTCAGCACGACGCTTACCGTTTCGACTTCGTTCACCGCCGTGGTCGGCGTGTCGTCAAAAGATGCCGTGGCCGCCCAGTAACGATTCTCCTTCGCCTTCGGAAAGTACATATAAGCCGCCACAGTCTCTTCGTCTTCATCCAGCTGGCGCAGCAACGGATATACCGGGAGACTTGAATCGTGAGCGATCGAGTAAGTCTGAGAGACGGCAGATTTATAGGTATTCAGGTTGCGCTGACGGTCATCGCTGAGGAACTGAATCTGCGTGGTGTTCTGATCACCACCGGATTTCGATACCTCAGTGATTTGTGGCAGTTCGGTCCATTCTTCAATTTTGCGAATAGAGCCGGAACCGCCGCCAGCCGCGTATTTGTTTTTGTTGGTGGTATTGATGTTGCGAAGAGTGACAGCATTCTCCGCAATCGCGTCGATTTTCGCGATAACGTTATCAATACCCGACCAGTTGCAGTTCACGTGAACGATATCACCGACCGCGATATCGTCCGCGGAGCTGAGGGTGATCACCGCGTGCTCAGCATTCGTCGCGCCGGTGAAAGTAATGGCCGGGCCGTAGCCCGAGGCCAGATAAACATGAGCGCCGTTAGGCAGTGCGAAGCCCATAATGGTTACTCCTGTGAAATTAGAAAACCGGCACAATGGCCGATGATTTTGACGGGGTCAGTTAATGATGTCGGCCCGGTAGTTCAGGCTGATGGGAATGGTGTAGGAAACAGCTGTCGGGATACCGCGAAAAATTGCTGGCGTGCTGGTGATCCAGCAGGTGAAGTCACTTCCTGCAATTTCCTGCCCCTCAGGGAACAATTCCACTAATCTGCCCGCCAGAGAAACGACTGAGGTACGGCCTAAGCCGGCTGGCGCCACGACATTGATCTGGTACACGCCTGAATAAGTCCGGCAGCGCAATCCGAGATCGATTGTCCGCGGCGTAACGGGCATATCGTGTACGGCCAGGTATATGTCGTTAGCAGGAGGTGTAAACGGCACGTTCTCCCATGCAACTGAAATGCCCTCGGCATCGGCCCAGGTACCCAGTCTGGCGGCCAGTGCAGATGCAATATCAGGAATCACCAGGACACCTCCTTGATAGCTTCCTCAAAGAAGCGTTGAAACTCAGCAGCGGTTATACGGACCATTCCGCCCGGTGCCTGTGTGGAATGCCCCATTTCAAGCGGGTATGCATACGGGACGTTGTTGCAGAAATAAATGGCCTTCATCCCGACTTTGAACAGTGACAGCGTGTAGTTCCCGGCTGCTTTTGTCAGGTCGCCGGTCTTGTCTATTCGTCCCGTTTCATCAGTTGTCGGAGCATCAAACGATACCTGCCAGTTACCGCGAAAGCGTCCGCCCGTATACCCCGGCGGTGCTTTGATATCCATCCCATCCACCACCCGGGCTTTTTTCTTCAGTCGCCCGGTTTTGGTCAGGTTGTCGGGATTTGCCCGCTGCGCCTCGTTATGGTCGTAAACAGCGCGATTATAGGAAACGGCTGTCTGGTTAACTTCCCACAACTCCGGGTTGCCCACTGGGGACATCACCACCAGCTGGTTAAGAATTTTGATTCCGACGGCGCGCACCACTGCTTCCTGATTCGTTTTCGCCTTATTGACGAATGCTGTGATTTCAGCGAGGAATGCCGTGTTCTCTCCCATGCTATGCCCTCAACTGCGCTTTGTAGCAGAGTACCAGCGAGGCAGGTTTTGCCGGGTTGGGTTTGATAACCCGGTGGGCTGTGCCATCAATATCGACTACGTCGCCGATTTTAATTTCCTGCTCTGCCGTAAAAACGATCTGCACGTCGCCGTTAACGATGACCGTTCCATCTATTTCGCCGGGTGCGTATTCCGTTTTAACGCCGATCGCAGTGAACTGAACATCATCCGTTTTATGCTCGACTCCACCGATAACCGTTACTGAACCCTTGCGGGTGACGTTGTATAACGCTCCGTTCTGCCTGAGCATGCGCGTTGTTCTGGCCTGCATACGTAGGTAATCAATCGCCATATCAGACCCTCTCTGCAAATGCATTGATGGCGAAACCTCGACCACCAGCAAGGTCGCCTAACAGCGCCATGACAGCAGGATAGGACGGCGTGAAAACTTCACCATCTGCGACCGCATAGGTCATGGTGACAGCACCTTCCACACGTTCAGTTTTCACAGCGGCTTCGCGCACGCTGGAGAGTAAATCTCCGTCGATTGCCTCTACCGCCAGCATGCACTGCGCGGTTAAAACCTGCCGTGGAACTTCATCCGGCGGGAAATCATGTTCATCCAGAACGACATTCACGCGTGGCCATGCCAGAGCCTGTCTCGGGTCAGCTTTTGAGCCTACCCAGTCCAGCCCCTCCAGGTAATCCATTGCCTTAATCAGCAAAGGTGTGAGCTTGCCAGGCAGTTCAATGCCGCGTATTTCCGCAAATGAGGCAAGATCCTCTTCACTGACGTAGCTGTTGGCATCAGGAGAGGTGATATCGGTATTGATCATCGAATCATCCTGTTTATGGGGCTTTCGCCCCATTCGTTATTCTCCGGCAGGCGCAGTGAAGGTGATCTCATCAGTGGTTTTCGCCACTCCTTCAACCGTGCTGGTTACCGTGAAGGTGCCAGCAACGTCTGATGTGAGTTTCACCGTTGCACCACCAGCAGAGCCGGTTTGAGAACTGGCCGTGCTAAGCGTGCCGCCTGTGGAAGTCCACGCGACGGTTTTACCGGATACACCGGAGCCATTCAGCGTGTACTTAAGAGAAACAGTTACCGCGTCTGTGCTGTCAGCAGTTGCGGAGGTTTTATCCGCTGACAGAGTTACTCCCCCACCGCGGATTCCAGTTTGATGAGAACGCCCGCAGTGGATTTGTTACTGGTGAAGTGTTTCTTCCAGTTGCCCGCGGTACCGATGGCGGTCAGGTCAGGATTATCACCTTTGGCGGTATCCCAGCTGTAGCCCAGCAGTTCAACGTTCACGGTACCTTCAGCGCGATAGCCAATCGCAAGGTTTTCCTGATCGTTGATATCGTAGGAACGGAAGCCTGGTGCCTGAGACTCGGTAACAGTCACTGCGCCGGCCACCAGCCCAAGGATCGCATCAGCGTCCATGGTGTCGGTTACCAGCACAGGTTTACCCAGCGTGCCAGGCTGCCCGCCGTAAACCACCACGCCAGCTTCTTCGTAGATTTTGTTGGCAATCGCCTCATCAACAATGTCGAAGTAGGTCGCAGAGTGCATCACGAACAGAGCCACGCGGTTAAACTTGTCGCCGTATTTACGCAGGCCACGCGTCAGGGTCTTTTTACCGTCGGTCGCAATGTCGGCGGTTACGACCATGTCGGTGTTAGCACCAATCGCCGCAGTCAGTGCTTTCAGACCATATTTCACGTAGCCTTCCAGCGTGGCATCTGCCACATCAACGCCGATCACTTCGGAGAATTCGTCGACAGAGCGGCCGCGGCGTTTGAATGCCTCTTCGGTGGTTTCATACGGGCCATATTTCCACGGTGCTTTGACGGATACGGATTCACCGGCGCCAATCTTCTTGCCGGTCACTTTATCGGTGGAGTTCGTGTCACGCGATTCGATAGAACCGCCCACTTTGTAGAAGGCTCGCTTGCGGAAATCACCTTCAATCAGTTCGTTATCCAGCAAAATCGCACCGTTGGAGGAAGCGTTGAACACTTCCAGGTTGTCCTGGCGACGCTCAAGAAACGCGGTCTGCGCCAGATCGTCATAAATAACCAGGTCGGAATTAACAGTCGTTGCCATGGTTTGAATCCCTTATTTCGGAAGTTTGAGGAAGGCCTGCTGGCCGTGTTTGCGGATGTAGTCCGCTTTGTCGCTGGCGCTCATTTCGGAACGTTTCAGGCTTCCACCACCGTTTGGCTTGTGTACACCCGCGCCCGTGCCTTCTGCGCGCGGGAACAGATGTGGAGCCGTCTCCTTGAGAGACTCCGCCCATTCAAGCGGGCTTAGTGGGGTTTTGCCGTCTTTGCCGAACAGAACATCGCCATTTGCATCAACTGCTACGGCCTCGCCTTCGTCGTTGAGCTGGAATGTGCCTTTGGCACGCAGAATAAGATCGTCAGAAGCTTCAGGCAGCGCGCCCGCTCTGGAGGCTGCTGCACGGATTGCATCCCCGAGAACCCGATCCCGGAATTTGTTGGAGAACGCTTCAGCTTTTTCCGCGCGTTCGTTTGCCGCTTTGATCTGCTTATCAACGTCAGCACGCAGGCGCTCGGTACGCTTATCCAGCACCTCGTCAATTTTTCCGGCGGCGATAAGCTTCGCCTCTTCATCGTCAGAAAAACGCTGGAGAATGCCGCGTACAGCGTCTGGGTCGATACCGTCAAAACGTGACAGGTTTTCTTTTTGCTGCTTGATGGTGCCCAGCAACTCAGAGTTTTTTGATTTCAGGCCTGTAACTTCACTGGTCACACGCTCATCAATCAGCTTCTGGATTTCGGGGGTGATTTCGATACCGCCACCACCACTGCCCTCACCGCCGCTTTCAGGTGCGTAATATTTCAGAAGCATGTTTCGAATTAACATAATTTCCCCTCGGGATTTTGTCGGGCCTCGCCCATAAAAAAGCCCCGGCGGATGCCAGGGCGTGTAGAAAGTGATAGTTGCCAGGTTCAAGGACCTGATAGCTGCTTAAGACGTTCCAGGCTGATCCACTCGCCTTTGTCAGTGAACATATCAGCCAGGTCGATTTCACCCGCGCGGAACAGACGGCCACGCTCGGCACCCAGAACCTGATCCTGCCTTTGAGCTGGCTGACGCGCGAGCCATTCAAGATACGTGGTTTTAGCAGGTACCTGCCCATCCATGCTGGCACGAGTGCCCTCGTCCATCTCATCAATATCAATGCCGAGTTCGCGCCAGGACTTGATAATCAGAGTTTCAGTAGAACGGCAACAGAAATGAATTTTCCCGGGCCCTTGCAGGTAAGGTACTTTGTGCCCGATCGGTTTATTATCCAGGGTGTAGCGCAGCAGGTCGCGAATGATGCAGTCGTGACTGGTTTTATTGTCCAGCGTAGACAGCCACTGCTTACCATTCACGATGTCGCTGTTGGCGCTGGTGAAGCTGTTGCGGGCGGTAGCAGCCAGATGATTCACGGCTGTTTTAGCGATGCTTGCGGCATTTGCCCTGCTCATCTGGAGCGCGCCGTCGCGATAGTCTTTATTGGCATGACCGCGCACGCTTCGGGCGATGGTTTCAACCGTGTCGCCAGCAAGATATCCACGGCGTACAGCGTTTACGATCCGCGCCAGCCTGTCCGATTCCAGATTCTCCGTCCACTCACTCAGCAGGCGCCCCTGAAATGGCTGAGCCATCGCCGCGGCATAAACCATATCAGCGGTGATTCCCTGTAGCGGGTAGCGTGCCAGCACCTGTGAGGGAAGAAGGGAATCGAACAGGCTCAGCTGATAACTGACCTCATTCCTGGAAAGCGCAAGCAGTTCCCCTTCTAGCCCGGACTGCATCGAAGCGACAGCCTGATGGTTAAGTTCGCGTACGCTGCCGAGCAAGCTTTCCAGACGTGTAACCGTGAAGCTATCAGCCGGGAGCCGATCCAGTGCATCCAGCAGGCGGGCAGACAGTTCTGCGTCTGTCTCGTTGAGCAGCTTCACCATTCGGTTAGCCACGCCCGTCGCATAGCGGCTAATCCAGACGGAATGGGTAATGGCCTCATCCCGCAAACTTTCGTTGACTGTTGCCATATCAGCCCCCGGTCAATGAGGGCGCCTGATTGCGGAGCGCATCAATCACATCATCCGGGCTGTCTGCCGGGTTGATGAGGTCGAGTTTCTGAAGCGCCCGAATCATGTCAGTATCACGCAGCGCGCCGGACTGCCAGGCGTTAACAATAGCGGTGACCATCCCGGATTCGGCAACCTTCGCGATGAATTCCTGGTTGATGGTGTAGCTCGTCGATTCGTCCTTAATTCCGAGGTATTTCGCACACCAGCCCAGCGCCAGCGTGTAAGCCTCGGAAACGTTGGAAACACAGATACCCAGCACTGACGTTGATGCGCTCTGTTCACCGCTTGCCTGCGTTGCAGTCTTCGCCGTGGCGTTCTGCTCAATTAACCTGGCGCCCAGCTGCACCATGTAATTGCGTTTGCTGTCCATGGCCTCTTTAGCCAGCATGTTCGGCTGCGCCTGGGCATAACCAAACGATCCGTCTTTAGGAAGCATCAGCGGTGAACGGGAACCTATTTTTACCCCGGTCTTTTCAAGGTGATCTCGCCAGCCCGTATCAAGCCCGGTCATATACGGCTGCACCTGTCCGCTGAACCACACGCTGTCCTCATAGTCAGCGCTATTTCGATAATGTCCATGGTTTATCTCCACCAGCGCGGCCAGCGGTGAATCATCGATAGTAGGATCGTTGTTCTGAGCGCCAACAAAAGTGAACGGGATTTCATCCCAGTATTCCTTCCCTTTAGGCTTCGGATGATATTCGCTGTCGACGGCATAGGTTCCGCTTGCAGTGCCACCAGCCCGGCGCCATACCCGGCAGATAAACGTCCCTTCTTCCAGCGCCAGCTCGCGGTACTGAATTTCGTCCTTGTAAGCGTAACCGTCCGGCTCTTCTACGCATTCGCGCAGGACCACCAGCACCAGCTGATCGCGTCCGTTAATTCGCTTTGTTCGCCAGTTGATGATGTTCTCTGCCGGATAGCGGAGAATGATCGCTTCGTCTGATGCCTCTGCATAGTCAACATAAAGCCCATCTCGCGCCACCTCCAGCACGTTCTCGACCACCAGCTGCGACTGCTGATAAATGCTGGTACCCGCCCCGTCAGCATTGTCCAGCAGGTATTTCAGCTTCTCCGGGCCATTAAACGTTGGGTCTTTGCGATACGCCATGCCAAGCATGCCGATCTTCGTATTGCCAGCAATGGCGTAGAACACCGCACGGCTTAGATAGTCCTCATTGCGCTTGCGATTGCGCGTGGATTTATCGGTTGGATCGAGATAAGGCAGATACTTATTGCCCGCCGCTTTTACGGCCTCAGCTCCTTTGCAAAAGTCTCTGTATTTCCGCCAGGCAGCAGAAGCCGCCCGGTGTTCTGGTCGAACCCAGGTGATGTCGTCGTTTGCCATATCAGAAAGTGGTGTCCATGGTGATTGAGTATGCCGGTTTCACGATGGGGTAATCCTTCACAATGAAGTACCCACCAGCATCATTGGGGTGATCGTTATCCGCTGATTTATCCGGTTCGCCATTAGCCGCCCAGATTTGCTGCTCGAGGCTCTCGGTGTAGACCGGACAATTCTGGACGTTGACCAGATAGCGGCGCTCACCGTTGGCGTTGCAGAACATGGCGTTCATCGAGTTAATGCGGTCTTTAACCGGCGGGTTGGCATCATCAACGATGACGCTGAATCCGGCATCGTTAAGCTGCGCAATATCCGTCTTGCTGGCGTTCTGGGACTTGCGGGAGTCGCCAGAGGCATCCGGATAGATGTAAATCTCACGGCTTTTAACGTAGCGACCATCCTCATAGCGCCAGAACTCTTCCTGAATGCGCTTAATCATCGCTGGCGTGTCGTAGACCTTCACCAGCTCACGAACAGCGCGCGGCAGGCCATTACGCTTTACGTGAACAATCGCGGCCATTTTCCCTACGTTGAAGTCCATACCGATAAACAATGGATCCCCATCCTGAATCTCGTCAGAACAGTTGTTCAGTTTACGGTTAAAGGTGTGGTAAATGGTCCCACTGTTGAGGTTGGTGAACTTCCCGCGCAGGTATGCCTGAATCAGTTCATCAGGATAAGAACTCAGCAGCGAGGGAATGTAATCCGGGGGCAGGTTCTTCGCGTTGTCGAACGTGCTGGCCTGTATCAGACCGTACAGAGCAGAAAGCTCGGGCTTTTCACGCACCGCCTTCACGAACTGCTGGTAGACGAATTTGAAGCCTTCCGGCGTTGTGGTGACATCGATGCCGTTACGCAACCCATCGACCTTGTAACGCATACGGGCTATGATTTTTCGCCATGCCTGTTGCGCTTTAGCTGCCGCCATGACGTCCAGCTCATCAACCATCGCGTTACCGATTTTAAAGCCGACTATCGAACCTGGCTTTTCCATCGAGCGGCAGATTGTTGTCCCGCGGTACCGCCTCCCCTCGTAAAAGTGAACCTCTTTGTTCCCCTCGTTGATTTTAACGCTTAGACCCCAGTCAAAAGCCACCTCTTCAATCGTCGGGTAGAAGATGTCACGAATCTGCGGATATGTTGGAGCGAAGTAGCCCTGGTTGATTTTCGGATGCTCCCACATCCCTTTACAGATGCCGCCACAACCCACCCACGTCTTGCCGGAACCGAACCCGGCAACGTAGGCTTTGAATTTGTGCTGCATCGCGAGGAAACGCGCCTGAGGAATGTTAAGTGTCGGGCTGATCCCCATCTTCCGCCCTCGCGTCCACTACGTTGATATTAATCTGCACTGGGGTCGGTTCGTCATCATCACCATCACCGGCCAGCTCTTTGCGGAGTTTTTCCACTTCCAGCAACCGGCGGTCGATTTCGATCTGCTGGAGACGCTGAGCGAACTCGCTATCCGCCAGGCCAAGCCGTTTCATTACGGCTTCGAACATTCGCTCACGGCTGATAGCGGTTATCTCGACGCCGTTCTTACCGACTTTTACGCCGGAGTAAGCGAGCCGAGAAGTTGCCGGGAGCTTTCGTGTATCAGGGAAATACGGTTGACCAATACCATCGCCGTTACAGCGCGGACAGCCAGGGTTAGCCTCTCTGGTGTGATCGTAGCCATAGCCGCCTACATCGACGGGCTCGCGACTTTTCCGTTCAAGCGCTTCGAGGCGTTTCTCTTCGAACTCCACCATATCGCGCCACTGGTACTGGTGACCGAATCCCCAGCAGTAACGACACGCGCCGCGACGATACTGTGAAAGCTGGTTTGCATCGAAGGTGGCGAGCTGCCAAATCTGCGCGAGGACTTCATCGGCACCGCCAAGCGTGCGCGCAATGGAGGCTTTCTGCTGATGCGCAATGGCCTGCGCAACGTTAGGATTCGTTATGAGCTGACGGCCGTAGTTTGGGTCACTATAACCAGCACGTGCAGCGGCAGCGGTGGCGTTGTTGTCCTTCAGATACTCCGCGACAAATAAGCACTGCTGAGCAGTAAGTCCATCATCATCCACCAGTTCATTTGCGCTTTTATCTTTCTGCGCAGGTTTTTGCGCAGAAGTTTTTTTGATATATCGTCGGGCGGTAGCGTAGTTCAGTCCCTGCGCTTCACACCATTCCTTTGGTGATACGCCGGTTGCGGCATGTTCGGACAGGAACCGTTGCTGAAGCTCTCCCCAGTCCGGTTTTGCCATTATTCACTCCAATAAAAAAAGCCACCAGCGAGTGCCAGTGGCTTGAATGTGGTAATCAGAAATGGGTTCGAACCGTTGGGACAAACAATATTAAGCGCTCACCCGCTGGATTAAAGTAGCATCACGCTTCGTCTGGCCGATATGAACTCCTGTATCACTCTACTGACGTATAGAACCAAGCATGACCCATCCTACTGCTACGCGCCAGTCTCGCTGCTTTCAACCAATCAGAGCATCATAAGCCTCGATAATTTCTTTCCTGCTCACGTATCTGTCGGCTGCCACCAATATGGCTCCACTTTCGCCTTTCAGAAAAGTTGAAAAAAAAATCACCACATCCAAACACCTCACCTCATTATTAGCATACAGATAAAGAATCTTGCTCCGATAACTTCGAATTTTCAGCAACTTAGCAGACTCATCATCAGCAAAAATCAATAGCTGTGCCATAAAATCTCCTTCTACACATAATTCCTTACAAGAGAAGATTGTTAGTCCCATGAACACTCAATCACATTGATGAATCTTTTGCCTGCGATTTCCGTTACCTTTAATAGCCCAAAAGTCTTTTTTAACTCATACACCTGAATTCAATTCTGAAAGAAGTGAAAATGGCAGCAAACAAATCACCAGGAGTTTAACTTTATTTAATTAGTTATAGTGCAGAATGCTTAACCCTGTATATAGAGTTCGCTTCTTCGCACTTTTCTTTCAAGTATATGAACCGGATGGATACTTCACTGTTTGAGCAGTTCGTCACAATGCAGTAACCCTCTACCCACGCCTTTTCATCCTTTTCGGCAAACAAACTTTCGAAAATGGCAACCCAAGTGCTGTTAGGCATGCGTTCCAGTTCAAAATACTTCATTGTCCCTCCCTCACGAAGGGTTCTGTACTCATCCAATCCTAAGATTTTCATACTGCATCTCACGGTCTTTTTAATGTTATGATTTCTAGCATCATATCCAGGCTTTTCCTACCCCAAAATCCATGGGACTCTGCATTTTATCATCATTAGCAACCAGCAGATGAGCTTTGTAATAGATGAAGAATGCGCATAAGAAAGCCATAGCTATTCATGTGACATGCCTGTCCTCAGTATTGGATTTAGGTTACCTCCTGGATAGAAACTTACCCATCAACATTAAAAATACAACGATTCCAACAGGCACTCCAACAATAGGTGTAGCGAACGCGCTTACTCCCACGGCGGCAACCATACCTCCCAAAGTACTAAACATGATGGGTATGATTAACATAATGATAGCCTGGGGTATTCCTGCCTTCCAGAGGAGTAACACCATAATGACAACAAAGAACACCATGAGAAAAGGCATTGTTTGCCCCCTTAATTAAACACACTCTCTATATAACGACCATTTGGAAAATTTATTTAGTTATCTTTCAATTAAGGCCTACTTGCAGTTCGCCTGCCACGCTTTGTTATGCGCCAGGATGTCGCGCTTCGTCTGCCTGTCCAGTACATCCCAGTCGCGTGCTGTGCAGTAGATGGGTTTAACCCAGTCGCAAGACGTATCGGCTACCTCAACCCTTACGGGTCCAGTTGTCCCGCAGCTCGCGATCAACATCGTCGTCAGACATATGGTTAACAGTCTGCTGTACATTGCTGGCCTCTTTCGTTGCTTCTACCCGGCGTTCGGCTGCTGCGACCGTTGCCGCTGCGTTATCTTCGGTGCGCTGCTGGTCGGCTTTCACTTCAGCTTTGCTGGTGCCGCGAATATGGCCCAGGCCAAAAGCGCCGGCGATAGCGGAAATAACCAATGCGACCAGCCCAATTATCGTTTCGATCCCCACATTCACCTCACACCAGAACGGATTTCGCCAGGTTAAATAGTGCGCGGCGTTTATCCAACCCGTTTCTGCCCCCATTGATAAGAAGCGTCACGCGTTCCACGTCGCCGGAATGAAGAAGGCAACCGCGGGAGGCATAGAACCATGCAGCAGAGCGCGCGGCGTATTCATCCTGTTCAAGCAGCTCCGGATGGGTAACAAGGTCCAGTTTCAACACGTGACCACAACTGCGATAGTTACTCAGGCCGGTAACCTGTTTCAGCCCGCGACCGCGGTATTTCCATCCATCACCGGCAGCCTGATTGCCCAGGTGTTCTTTTCCCCACTCACCGCCGTAAACCAGATTAGCGATCGCTTTCTGATTAGCCGAGTGCTCTGCCGTTCTGCCTAGTGCGGCGGCCTGCTGTGGAGTGATGCGGCGGCTGCCGAACGTCGGCACTAAGTTTTCTGCCGCATAATTAAGATTTTCCACCACACGGGTAAATCTGGAGCTTTCATGCCCCATCTGGGCAATAAACATGGCCTGGTCAAGCGGTGCGGTGATGCCGTATTCCTTCATGGCGGCGTCGATATGCGGAAACCAGCGCGCAGCTAATCCGGCGCTGATACCAGCCGCCTTCTGAAATTGTGATTGGTTCATTAGTGCCTCAGATGATCAACCAGACGTGCAACGTTGCCTTTGACGGCCACCAGCACGGAAAGGAATATGATATTGGCCGCAATGGTGGCCCATGATGAATGCGGGTAGATCCCACACAGGTACGCCAGCGGTACAGCGCTGTAAGTGACGGTAATCAGCCAGGCTAAACGCGAAATCCATGGCCGATGCCGCGAATCACCACGGCGATAAAACATCAGAGTAATCACAACTCCGGCGCAGAGCAGCGCGTTGATAGTTGCTGTTGGGTCATTTAGTGCCACCTGAACCTCCCCGGCGCGTTATCAGCGCCACCAGCGAGCCGATGTCCTGCTTGTTCAGGAACGTAAGGATTTGAACGGCTAACGCAGAAGCTATTACGGCACCGATAGCATCCAGTGGCTTCTCGGTGTACCCCGTCCAGGATGTGAGTTTTGAACCCAACAGCCCCGAACAAAGAATGCCGACGATATACGACACGAAGAAGTATGCCAGGCGACGTAACACACTCAGGTCAGCCGCTGTCGCTATGTAGAATACTGCGCCTGCAAATGCTCCAAAAACAACACCGTAATCAGTTCCGGTCAATAGACCGTAAACACTGGCTCCAGTCAAAGCTAAACCGGCCAGCCCTGTGCCGGAAAATGGATCGGACATAGGTCTCCCCTCATATAGCTGTGTATCCTCTCAGTAATGAGGGGAATAAAAAAAGCCCGCACGGGAGCGGGCAACGAATGCAGATATTTATTTTTTTCAATTTCAGAACGAAGATTATCGGCAGTATTGGGAAAGACTTTAGACAATAAAAACCCGGCGCGGTGGCCGGGCAGAAAGTTTATAATTCTGGCTTCATACGGCCAAAAACTTTTTCAATGCCGGCCTCATACTCCTCTTTGTTGTCGCTCATTGCTGCAACGCCAAGAAGTTTGCCGATGTGTTGTCGTAAGGCCTTGACGCCAATTTCAGAAAGGAAGAGGTGTAACTTATCTGATTGCTTTCCATTCTCATCCCTACTGGCGCGAATTTGCTCTAATATCTTCCCCTTACTCTTAGCCAGTGGGACGTAAATTTGCATATTAGTCAACTGTCCAAAGCGGATCGGCCTGCCTTTTTCCGGACGATTAAGTCCATATAACCGATACCATTCCTCATACAACTCGTCGGGAAACTCTTTCTCATATTGGCGGGCTTCCTCTCGTACAAATGCCTTAAAAGCATCGATTACCTCTTGAACTTCAGGTCGATAACCGGCCAATGCATAGGCTACGCCTTTTATACCTGATTTAGCGGAAGCATTTATTAGTTTTTGAGCTGTATCGGCAGCAGGGATTCTAGACGGTGGCAGAGCATCGGCACTTTTTGCATCTATCAGCGCCTTTCCGATATCAACGATCACATCAATATCAAACCCATGAGCGTTATTGATGTTTTTGGACTGTCCACTATATTGAAAATTAATAGGATTTTCAATTTTCGCTATTAAACTTGGACCACCAAACTCCTTCATGTAACCAGCGCTTAGTAGTTTATCGACATCCCTTGCGAAGTTGCCGATACCTAAAAGTCGAGCAAGTCCAGCCTTAGTAACTACTGCGGTTTTCGATTCATCACTTAAGACATAACACTCAGCATCTATTCCAAATTCATCTTTGAAATTACCCATATGGGTGGCTTTGTGAATTTTATCCCTCCACCTTGCAGCAGCAGCCTTTTTGGCAATGTCAGAACGCTGCTCTTTAGTAAGAGACTTCGCCCTGGCAACCCCGCCCTTAGCTTTACCCTTTGGATCTTTCTTATCGCCTGACATATGCAAGCACCTTTCTGTAAAACATGCTTGCATAATAAACAGCAACCAAAACACATAGCAAGCATTTTTCACTATTTTATGCTTGCATAGTCAAGAGCATATAAAAGGCCGACGGATGGTAGCCTTCAGTAAACGAATGTTGTAGTGCTTAATGGTCCACCATCGAGGATTCGAACCTTGAACCACAGAGGTAGAAGCTCCGTGCACTGTCCAGTGGAAAAAAAAGACCAGCATTGGGTTGCTGGTCATGGGTCATGCAGTTGTCTCTGCGAAGCGGGTGTCTCCCCACCCAGTATTTTCAGTATCGAGAGCATTATCGAATGCCACTTTAACTATAGCATCGCGGTAAAAAATCGCTTTGCCATATTCCTATGGCTCACACTCGGAAGGTTCTGTGACCCATCGTGTAACTCATGACGCGGATATGGCAAAGGCACGCCGGATCACGACCAGAAATTTTAATTAAATAGCTTGCGAATGGTGCCGATAACCTGATCACCAAATGATGATGTGTCATCTTTAAGCGTACCAGTCATAAATGGATAACGAGGAAAACCATTAATGCATAAAAAATTGAAGTTAGCAGGAGCATTTTTATTAGCTATTTCTTCTCTTCCTGCATACACAGCTGACAAAATTGACGGCTGGATCTTTCTGACAAATACAAACAATTTCAACTTCTATGGTAAGGAACGTTCATTGACTGAAAACAAAGGTATTCGGTCAATAATCATACAAGAAGTTCCAATTTCCAAGAACTCCAGTGCGAAAATTCTCTACTCTCATTTCACCATTCCTTCTAAAGCATGCAAAAATGAGTTTGGTGAAATAACAATGTATGAAATGAGCGGAAAAGTTGCTGGAAAATATGATTATGTTAAAGGTGGCTCAAGTGCAGCCGCTTACATAGCTGATCTTGTCTGTGGAAATTAATGAATTAGCTACAAAAACCCGCACTAAAGCGGGTTTAATTTCATTTGGTCGCAATAATCAACTGTGGAAATCATACAGGACATTTTTATGCAAAGTCAATCCTAACATGCAAAAATGCGTCGTCATTTGCTTCGATCATATTATTAAGTTGTTGCCTTCTCGAATTCGACAGCCGCTTGACATTCCCACTTGCGCAGCGTGTCCACAAGCATTTCAAAGAGTGGTTTCCAGTTACGCGACCATGATGACTGATGAAGGTCAGGGAGTCGCTTCAGAATGACGCGATATACCGTCGCCGAGGAGATAGCAGAGAAGCCAATACCAGAGCAACGTTCACACGTTTTGAAAACTGGTACGCCACGTTCCTTCGTTGCTTTACGGTCCACCACTTCACCTATGCCGCCGCAACGACAACGGGCGCTTATCGTTCCCTTGCCTTCGCAAACATCACAGACCGCCGGTACAACCTCTGTTACCTCTGTCCACAGCTCCCAGTCAGACGGACGAACGGCACGGGAGCGGCTGGCCCAGTATGGCGCTTTACCCCAAGGGTACGAAACCTTGCGGGTGACCTGCTCTTTAGTGGTCCGGCCGGTACCACAACAGCTGTGACACATCACGCTGGTAGCCGCCGAACAGGAATACTCCGCGAAAGCAAACTGCGCCAGCGTCAACATGCAGGCTCCGAGCTTATCGCCAGCGGCTTTGCGGACATTTTTAGGGGCGTTTTTAATGGCAAACTGCGCCAGCGCCTGAACTGCGAGTTGTTCATCTGTTTTGCTAATGCCGGCTTTGCCGAAGAAAGCAGCCAGGCCGAAGCGCGCACGGCTGCTGGTGGTGCCAATGGCCGCCATAACATCAGTGCCGGTGAGACGATCCGGAGAGGTTCCCTTTACATCTTCGCTGATATGCATTCCCTGAGGACTAAAATGTTTAAGTGCTGCTTCCAGTTTCATGTGCCCCTCTGCTTTGATTCAATTCTGATGTAATTACGGAAGATGCGGTAATCCACCAGCACCGATCCCCGGTAGCGGTAAATCCGAAGGCGCTGCCAGCGCGCGCGGAGTATTTCAAGCGTTTCTGGCTTCATCTGGCCTCCTCGATGATGATTTGCCCGGTTTCTCCCCAGATTTTGGTAACCCGTCCGTCCCAGACATGGCTATCTTCGTCAAACACTGCATCCAGCAGAGCTTTTTCCAGATTGTCTTTGTCAGGCTTTTGTTGATGAGGACGGCCGACATATTGCGCCCGCTTTGTCCTACTCCAGCTCTTTGGCATGGGGATAACGAACGTGACGTGATATCCGGACTCTGGCAGGTGGATGCCCAGCAACCGGACCTGTTCTTTGTACGCCCAGTACACTGCTGCTGCTGGCCGTTTATGCCATCGGTCGCGCTGAGTCATTCGGGGTTTGCCAATCGGCGTAATTTCGTAAATTTTCATGCGGGCAACTTCAATCACTGTCAGAACAATCGCGCGGTCCATAAGTTGCCGACGCTCGTCCCGGTTCAGCTTATTCCCGTTATCAATGCTGTCATGACAGCAAACGCAGAGCGCAGCTGTCGCACAGTCATCGGTTTTTAATCCCATGCCTTTCCCTTCGTTTCGGTGTGCCACCTGCGTCCCCCATGCTCCACAAAGAACACAACGCTCGATCTGCCCGACGGCGGCGAGCCATTTTTTGCTGCGATAAATAGCCATGCTCACCCCCATATCCGGTTTTGCCACCGGCGATTTATACGCGGTGGTTTACTGCCTTCAGGCAGCCGGGCGCTGACGGTCCAGGTGAGATAATCTGAGTTCAGGTTGCGCTCTACCTTCACGCCGCGGCGTTGGTATTCCGCCATGAGTTCTTCGGCCTGCTGGGTTGTGCAATCGGTATGATGGAACCAGGTCTTCTTCATACCCGTCACCCCGCGAAGCTCATGAGTTGCGCAGCGGCATTCTCCGCCTCGCGCTGGTCCCTGAATGCTTTGGATAATATCCAGCGCCAGAGGACATCAAGCGCGGCCTTGTACAGCTGCTGGAACTCAATTTCGTCCATGTTGGCGAATGAAATACTGCGTGGGTGCTTCTGAAGTGTGCCATCCGGAAGTTTGATAGCGTCGTAATGCCCGGCCTGAATAGTCACCCAGGCGCGGTATGCATCGAAGGATTTACAGAGGCTGATCCCGTTTGTTACGCGGCGGCTCGCAACCTGCTCAAGATAGTGCTCAGCGGCATCGAGCAGTGCGCTTTCGTTTCCGCCATAGGAAGCCAGGAATTTAGCGTAGCCGGTAACCAGCTTGCGCTCGTTGGAGGAGATTGCGCCGCCGGTAGGCTCCCAGTATTCGAAGCCCAGATTCAGCAAAGCGAAGAAGCGGCGATGAAACGCTGGATTGCGTACCTGTTTGAAGTCGGCCACCAGCACGGCGCCGAGCTTTATTTTTGATTGCAGTAAATCGCTGCTCTCCGGCGTAGCCGGGATCAGGATCCCTGAGGACTGTTTGATGAGTTGTAACTGCGCCATGGACGTTTTCTCCGTGGCGCATCGTAGTCAGGTTACCGGTTGTTCAGGCCGATGGAATCATTATGCTATTCAGGTACTAAAAAGGTCAATTGCGGGTTGATAACTCTCTCACAATCTCGGCCAGCACTTCTCGTGATGTGACGCGCTCATCCGCAAGGAGGTGTTTATGGACAACCTCTGAGCCGAGCCCAGAGAGGAGGACGCGATCCCCGGGCCTGAGATGAAACGAGCATACCGCTTTTCCATCGGACCGCACCACCTGGTATAAATACCAACCTCCATCAGAACATACCTCAGCCACGTCACCCCCCTCACTTTGCTATCACCAAATACCCTCTCCCGGCGGGGAGAAATCCACTCCACAGAGCCAAAATAACAAATGGCGCAAATTTCCTAATAGATTCGCCGGAAGAAAAATTCATTTTTCTCTGTAGCACTTTAACCATACAACAAAACACTGTATGCATAAACAGTATTTATTCGTTTCGCTTAAGTATGCACATGAAATACATGTCTGCGCAAGACCATTCATCTCATTGATTTAAATAAATTTTTCCGCTACTTCCGTGTAAAAACCGACCTTATTTTTTAACACTTTCGCGGCGTAGAGAGTGATGAGGTAAATAACTGATTAGAAAACCCCCACCCCCTATGGGAGAAGGGTGAAGCTGCTTTTGTGGGTATATTACTGGGGTGACACTTGTTGTCAGGTTGATAATTTTTTGCCGGTCACCGGTTATTAACTGATCGATTTCATAGATCAATATTCTTGTATCGATCGGTATTATCGATCATGTGCAGGTCGCCTATTCACCGGGCGTGTAAAAGGCCTCCGGAGAGGCCCTGGCTGTCGATATGGGGATTCCCATATCGCTTGTATGGTCTGTTTGCGGCCTGGCCTGATGCGACTACGCCCACTAAAAATGGGGATTGTAAGGCCCAGATGCTTCTGTAAAAGTGAAGGCTACGCCCAAGGAAGGCGAAAAGAAGCTAATCACAACATGGAACTATATAAAAACTAAAAAAATATGAAGTAGACGGTTTTATTGTTGTTTCACTACCTTAAAAAGGTGTTTCTATGGCTACCTGCCCAAATTGTTTCAGAACTATCACCAATAACCATTGCCCTGACTGCGAAGAAAATGAGCGCGCCAAAACAAGGCATGGTTCTTCGAGCAGCTACATGAGCACATACACCCCACCACCATCGAGTACTCCCTATTCAAGCGGCTACAGCGGAGGGACTGGATATGGCGGGAAGAAACTACCAGCTACGCCTGGTGAAATCGTTTTCAATGTCATTGCCGCGATTGTAATCATCAGTATTGGTTTGTTTGTTACTTATCAAATAATGATTTCGGCGTAAAAAAAAGCATCGTCTCACCTAAAACGCCGGGAATTACCCCGGCGTTTTCATTCTCGCCTTAAACCATTAAGCTGCCCTCTCTCTTGCTTCGCACATCTCCGGCATGTTCGCCCGCACCAGCGCTTCGGCGAACGGCGGCGGGACGGCGTTACCGCAGCGGGCCACCTGCTTATCCTTCGCGTACTTCACGCCGCGGAAATCCCTGTCGATGATGTACCACTCCGGGAAGCCCTGCGCCCGGTATAGATCATGCGGTGGTTGCAGCATGCACATGCCAATATCGACTATGCGATATACCAGGACTTTGATAAGCAGTTAGAGTCGCAGTGTTTGCGCAGAAATTCTTAGTCCTGCTGTGGACGCTGCACGTTGTCCCCATACATAGCCGACAATGATTTCCCTTCACCGTCTTGCGCCCCGCCTGCGGTACAATCGGCATTCGCTGGAAGATGCACTGCCCTTACCGGCAGGTCAAAAGTAGTTTCTCCAGATGAGATGTGATCGATGCGTGGCGATTGTTGAAGGACATTCTTTTGGCTAATTATCAACAGACTTTCATAGAGAATGAAAACTTTGAATTACACGACTCAAAGATCTTGGAAAAGGGGGTTAACGGTTAAGGATGTTAACTATATGTTACACGCAACTTAAAAATAAACACCAGTAGTTGACGATTCTTACGCAGATTGCGCGATATCATGTTGCGCAATTCTGACCTTTCATTGAAGAAATCATCACTCGATCAAATTTTGAATTTTTTTTCTTAATTATTGACATGTCTTCCAGGCCTTACGGTACGAGGATTTAGCCTTTTTTACTCTTTTACAACCTCAATTTAACGTCAAAATCAACCCTTGTGCTGAAAAGATTCCTTACTAGAATACTCATCATATAGCGCAATTATTTTTTGCAAGCCCTATATATAGTATTTAAACAATTAAATTTTTACGGCCTGCCGGAAATGAAAAAACCCGGCTGATTAGACCGGGTTCTTCAATCGGTAACTGGAGGTGAGAACTCCACTTACCGTGCCAAATGTATCTGGCGACTGAAGTTAGCTTAAACAAATGAACTGAATTCTTCAAGCGAGGGGACGGAACAGGGACGCTTCCGGACACTTTAGATAACCTTGAAGATTGATATGCAAGTAAAATTTTTTGCCAGGGTTTTTGGTGATTCTTGAACCCCACCCAACCCAAAATCGTGCTGAATGTATCTGGCGACTACTGATACAGCAACTGCAAAGGCAAGCCCAGGGGTATTTGCGGCGAGGCGCGATGAACAAAGAGGAAGCTGCATAGCATTGCTCCTGTTGATCTTAAAACTCGCGCCCCCGGTGACGGCCATCATTACGGCCCTGCGGGGATACTTCAAAGACCGCTAACCCTAAGCCTAGGAGGCTATTATGGTTGCATTGCTGTTGAAAATCGTACCGCCGATGTTCGTGATCATTAACGCGATCATTGAGTACGTAAACCAGCGTCCTTAAGCCTGGTTTTGAAAAGGCCCGGAGTATTGGGCCTTATTAACTTCGTTACAGCAGCTCATCTGGGATTGGTTTCACACCTGAGCTTTCAATGAACTGGATTATCTCCTGCCCAGTTGTGCTACGACCAATGGCTACCGCGTAGACGTGCCCGTTATGCTGAATATGGTCAACCTCAAAGGTTTTGAGGGGAGTGCCATTGTTTACACAACCAGCAGCCTGAACGGTAACTTCTCCTACAAGCAACTTTTGTTTGGGATAATCGTCCATCTTGATCTTCCCATCGAGACCGCGACCAATCAATAGATATTCAACTTTCACCTAGCATCCTCCTGCTTCTGATAACCGGTTCGTTGCCTTTCGGCAAAATGATAGAACGTTCCCGATAATATCTTAGACACTCAATAAAATACTCTCGGTACTGCTCAGGTTGTTCTCAGGCCATCTGCTCCGCGATGACGGGTATATTCAAACACTCTTTGTAAACAACGCTGAGGCGGAAAGATCAACGTTAACCTTATCGCGATCTTCCTGCGGCTTTACAGCAATGTTCCATTCAGACATCAGTCAGCAGTCCTCCCTCTCTTCTTTCTGGTCTCATAAGGAGATCTAAAACCATCAACAGATTCAACCTCTCCAGCATCAAACCGTTTCGCATTTGCAATTTGTGTTTTCCTCCAGAACTTTTTATGTCTTTTCATGGAAGCTTTATATTTTTCTGCTGGAGTCATTTCTTCGTTAGACATAAACCCCCCTCGGTTATTTGAGGGGATTATAGATCACTTCTACTGCGGTGATGCCGTTATCATCCGGCGATACACATCGTAAGTTCCGAATTGTTCATCACCAGCCTCAAGCATTTCATGGGTGGGTTCTTCTGGCACCATCACCCAACCATCCGGAATCACCGGAGAGTTGCCGCTCACAGCCTCCTGAAAGCGTCCAAGCTCCACGTACTCCTGACATGACCAACCGCCATCAATGAAATCGCGAGCTTCAACAGCGTCGAATGTGAATGATGTTTCGCTGCCGGTTGGCGAGGTTAAGCCGTACAGGTCTGCTACCGGCTTAAACTGCGTGACCAGAATATTTTCCGTAATATTTTGTTGTGAGTTTTGTTGTCGATTGGCAGCTCGCTCAGCCTTCAACGACAGAGCAAGATACTGCTCCATCGACGTTTTGGCTCCGGCAATAATCTCGTCCAGCACATCATCAGTCAGGTCTTTATCTGTCATCATCGCAGTATATCCTCCACGCCAATCAACCCCTTCCTGCTCAAGTAGTCCATTGCATCGCTTTGTAACTTACTATCAGGATTGGCCTTTCTGAGTGAATGGGCTAAACGCTTAACCCACATGACCAACTCGCCCACGCTTTTGGTATCCTCATTAGTGAGGGCACCATCGGCACCCTGAAGAATGGCGGTGACAGCGTTGATAGCCTCAACTTGAGGCATCTCCATCATGCGATGATCGCTCGTTACTATGAATGGCGCAGAGTGCTTAAGCATGGCGGCGCGGTGGGCTTTACAGCCGCCACGGAAAGTGTCGTCAAAGTCGTCATCTTCCATGAACCGACGCTTGTACTCTTCTCGTGTCAGCTCGTCAGGCACAAATACTGGCGCTGGCTGAGCGGTGTAAACAGGCATAACGTCGCTTTGCCCTTTATTGCTCTCGTCAGTCAAAGACCAGAACAGCCTGCCTGCCGGATGCTTGAAGATGTACGCCACCGGCTCCGCTTCGAGCGTTGACAGCGCTAGCTTCATCGCAGCAAGCGCCATCGCCGCATCTTCGTTTACTGCGCCGGGCACAGCATCGCGCTCTTCTTCAAGCTCTGCGATAGTCTGATTTAGCCATTCTTTTAGGGGAGTATTCATCATTTCAAACCCTCCAACATTGGCAGCCGGTACGCAGCTACCGCTTTGTATGCTTCTCCCGGTGATTCTGCCATTTCGTTGAGGGCGCTAATTTCTGAGACTAAGGCGTCCTCGCCATAAGCAACGCAGAACTCATCTAAATGCACCTCACCTTCAGAATCAGCTATGGCATACAGAAATGGCTCGGCCTTCAACACTGCCTGCGCGATTTTAGCCAAGCATTTATCCATCTGCGCCAGCTTGCTCTCAGGGAATCCTGCAACCATAGCGAGTCGCATTTCTGTGCGCGCAATCAACTGCTCTTTGGTGAATTCTTTGGTAATTGTGCTCATGCAGCCGCCTTGTTGTGTGAAAAACGTTTCAGGTCAAAGTCGATTGTTGCCCGCAGTTCACAGAAGATTCCGCAGCGCCCGTGACGAACCAGGCCACCCTGCTCTACCGCTACGCGGAGATATTTCTCCGCCGTGGTCCGGTGCAGGCCGAACATCGCAACGACGTCATTCGTGGTGATGCGCCCCTGCTCCTTCACCAGTTCGATTACCGGTTCTTGCTTAACGGGTTCTGTCACAACAGCAAGGGACCAGGTGACGCCTTTGCCCTTCCCGTTCTTCACAACAACGCCCTGGCGCTCCAGCGCGCGAAGAACAGAGACCATCCCGCGCGCATTACGATTGACGGCCGCAGCCAGCGAAACGGTCGTCATTGCCCCATGCTCACGCAGCTGCTGTCGGACGACATCAGGATCAACGGGTTCCGGCTCCTCACCTTTCAGACGCGGCGCCGGATTCACAGGAGCCGTTGGCGTTGACTGCTGAGGCTGACCTGTCACGGTACCGAGGAACCAGCCGCCATCGCCAAAATCGCATAACCCCTGATCACGCTGCTCACGTAACATGGTGAGCGCATCAACCGGGTCGATTTCAAGACGGTCAGCAACTTCGCGGTATGTCGCCCGCCCCATTTTTTCCAGTACCTGAATTACGGTTTCCATGTGATTTCCTCTCAAATCAGTCCAGCGTCTTTTCGCTGTTTGTATTTCGCCATCAGCATCTGCGCCGGAGTCGGGCCTCGATCCTGAGCTGGTGCGGTTAGTGCCCGGCGTACTGGTGGAACAGGTTTTCCATCAAGAACACGCATTTCCCAGTCGTGGAGTAGATCGCCAGCAACGCGAACAAGTTCTTTCTCGCTGAGCTGGCCGTCAGTACCGCGTCTGCGCAGCTCAAGGCAAATGTGATAGAGCACGGGCTGGCTCCACGGGTATTGCTCACTGGTCGGGTAGCGAAAAACCAGCTTTCGCCAGCGCCAGTATTCGGACATGACATCGTCAACGGTGATACCGAGAGCGCCATTACCTTCCCGGCACCATGCGATGAACTGACCTGGCGACGGCAGGAACGGGCGTTCCTGGCGACGTGCAATGCGCAGCCCGGCATTCACCTGTTCCATGGTGGTGATCCCGTTTTCACGAAATGCCAGAGCCCACTGGCGACGCAGTTCGTCAAACTCAGACTGGTCGCTGAAGCTATGCACGCTGGCCGGGAATGCTGCACGCAAGGCGCTAAACAGTGCGTTGAAGATTTCAGCGGTCTGTTCGGCGGGTGTGTCCTGCGCATCCGGCAATTCGGGCATGCCGCGTGCTATGCGCGCAAAATTGTCACGGTCTATGCTGACCATCTGCTCAGAAAGACTTTTCATCGAACACCCCGTTGATCCAGTCTGTGTTGTTGAAATCCACCTTGCCCTTCGCAGTGGTCTTCGCTGGCTGTCCACCGCTGCGCAGGCGCTTGGTAGTTAGGTCGTCCCACTTCCTGCGCAGGCTTGACGGGCTGAGGATGTTGTCTTTCCAGAAATCATCCTTGTTGGCCCACTTGAACAGATCGCAAATCTCGAAGTGCGTACGTTTGTCCTGGACGCGCATCAGGCGGATTGTGTTAGCCCATTCGACCCATTTCGGTTCGCTCAGGCTGGCATTGACCGTCAGGCGCAGAGAATGAATCCAGCGAGCTGCTTTGAGATCGTCAGCAGTTCCCCATGATTTACCTGCCGGGGTGTAAATTCCGTCAGCAGCTTCAGGGTGACGAGAGAGGAATTTTTGAGTCGCCTCGTTTCGGGATTCTTCAGAATTCCGAGACGAAGAGATCTTATTATTTATATTGTTGTTATTATATTGTTGTTCATGATGCGCGGGGAATTGCGCGGTCTTATGCGCGGGTAAATGCGCGGCATGACCCTCGCAAGCCGCGCCACTACTGGCTTCGTCATGCGCGGTGAAATGCTCGCCGTTATGCGCGGGGAATTGCGCGGGTAAATCGTCTGTTTTTTGAGCATATTGCTCATAATTTGTGATGGTTATCACAGTGCCTTTTCGCTTCTCTCCAGAACGAGAAATCATTCCTTCGCGCTCGAAAACATCAAGCATCCTGTCCACGGCGTGGCGACTACTCGGCTTCCCTTCCCGGTCGCATAATTTCAGCCCCAAATCGGCCGTTGTGGTTACCAGTTGTCCGGTTTGTAAGGGCCATTGACGGCCTTTAAAGTTCGCCGTGTAGGGCTGACGTGCAGCACCCAAAAGAAGGTTCTCCCACAACGTGCGCAGGAACACATCTTTCGCCCAGGGCTTCTTCAGTACGCTCCGGTACAACGGGATGAATCCGGTCTTCTGGTTCTCCATCCGGTTGCTCCTGATGGCACTACGTGCCGCAAAATCGGCATAAGCGACATTTGACATGCTATGCCCCTTTAGCCTGGTGTTTAGTACATGCGTTTGTCATAATGACCTCGCAATTACGTCCCGTTTTTGCACCCGAAAGCCGTTGGTGACCCCTCACCGCGGCTTTCACCCTTTTAGAACAGCCCCTGCTGCTTACCGCGTTTGATGCGCTTCGACTGAAACCGATCTGCCGGCACTGTCTGTTTTTCTGCCCATAACTTCGCGTGACGCAAAACATCATCGAAAATTCTCCCCTTACGACTTGCCTGAGACATTCGCTTGTACATATCGACGGCCTGAAATGCCCCCCCCTGCGCCACAGCTGCGGTGAAGCCCTGCCGGATAAGTTCTTCGCGAACGTGCTTTTCAATAAATTCGACATGATTCACTGCACACCTCACATGACGCCCGGGCCCATTACTGCGAGACCACTCAGAACCTGAACAACAGCCTCCCCAGGCAGAAGCGCCAGCAGGTGTTCAATGCCCTCCTTCACCTCTTTCACCAGCTGGTGCTGCGGCGCCCTCAGAATCACCGCGCGTTTCGCTTCGCCGATCTCCTTCTCCATCGCTGCATAGCGCGTCATAAAGCAGTCCTGAGGTACCAGGCGGCCACGGAACTCAAGCGGTAGAACGGCGATGATCGCGGGCGACAGCTGGCTGATGTTTTTACGCGCATACTCCGTATCACCATCGAGCCAGCGGAAGAGTTTCTGACGCTTACGGCTCAGGTCTTCGGGAAATTCCAGCCCGGCGCCGCCCTGTCGTTCCCACTCCTCAACGATGATCCCGGCAACGACATCCTGGTTATCCAGTGACGCAGCCCAGGCACGAACGGCGTCGCGGATCTGTTCGTGCTTATCTGCCGCGCCTGGCTGATTGCGATTTATCATCGCAACCGGAGTTAATCCGGTATTTTGTTGATAGGAAATGGCGTGCATGGTCATAACTCCTGCTGCGGAAGGCCGTCTGTAGGGTTGGGATAGATATCACCGCGCATCTGATGTGGGGTGACCTTCCATCCGAGAGCCTCACATACTGGAATTACGCGATGTGCGGGAGTCTCGCTATTCAGCCAAAGGCTAACTGTTTGCGGAGTTGTTCCGAGTCGTTTAGCCAGCTCGGTCTGGCTCATGATTGAGCAGATAATGGTTTTAAGATTCGAATTCATAGAGCCTCCTTGGAAATACAAGAAAACATTACATCACCGAATCACCTTTAACAAGTTTTTCTTGTGTCAATCTTGCAATGTCTTCTACAAGCGAGGCTTGTAAAATGATGATTATGAAAACAGAACAGCATGAAAACTTTGTCCGCAGGCTTCAGCTCATCCAGGATCAAACCGGCTGGAACCTATCTGAGATTGCCAGGAGAGTTACTGTTTCTCCTCAGGCTGTTCAGCAATGGGCTAAAGGTGAGACAACTCCTCGTGGTGAGCGCCTTAAAAGACTTGCAGCTGTAACTGGTAAACCTGAGCATTGGTTTTTCATGCCGCCAGACGAAGATGGTGAGAATGATTTTTTACAGACAGAACCTGTAGCGCCAGGGCGGAATGAGTTAGATGACAAAGAGAAAGCCCTTTTAGCTCTCTTCAACCAGATGCCAGAAGCCGAGAAGAACAGGCTTATAGTCCATGCAAAAGCCACTTTAAAAGAACTCGATCTCCTAAAGGATGACGTTCTCAGCATCATCAAAAATATTAACGATTAAATTCATATAATTAGCAGCTATTCATCTCGAATAGCTGCTTTCACACGCCCTCAATAACAACTTTTTATTGTATTTCTCCTTGTAAAAAGCAAATTTACCTTGTAACTTTAAGCCATCGACAACAAGCGCATCGTTGTCAGGTGATAAACGTTCCGCTGGCCGGCGACAAGGCAAAGAGGATGAGATGATTGATTTTGCACGCAAACCAGCACAGCAGCAGGCCGTTCGCCTCAACTGGATTACAGTCAGAATCCGCCAGCTTTGTTACTTACTGGCTCAAAAGGGTACTCCGTAATGAACACTTTATTTGCACTGGTTCTGACTGTTATCTCCCTTAACGGTGAATCGCAGGATGTCGTTATCGATATCTATGACAACCAGCAACAGTGCCAGGCAGCTGCTGTTGAGCAAAACGTGAATGGTGAGTGCTGGCCTGTCGAGGGAATTATTCGTAACGGCGAGATCCCGGCAAGCCTGTAAGGAGCGGAAATGAAGAAAGAATGCGGATACTGCCGCAAGCCTTTTGAAGCGGGGAAAGTAGTTAAACGCACCTTGCTTTATTTTTGTGGCAATAATCTTGCCCGTAAAGAAAAAGAGTATTGCTCAAAACAGTGTGCTGAAAAAGACCAGATGGCACACGAAGCGTAATTAGCAGCCCTGTAATTTGAAAATAAAAATTCGCCATTTATTTGGCGTGGATTCTTACACCTTGAATAAACCAAAAGGAACATTTTATGGAAATCGTAAAAGTCGAATTAAATCTGAAAGCAATTAACAAAAGCATCGCTTTATTCAACTGCGACAAGAAAGTAACTGGCCTGATTCATACCACTGAAAACGGTGAAACCACCGTCGTACTTGATGGCGGTTATGTTCTTGACTCGTTCGACTGTCCGCACTGCGCTATAGAGGCTATTAGCCTGCTGGCCGTGAAAATAAAAGATGGTGAAAAGAGCGGGCACGGCAGCTATCGCCAGCACAAGCGCAACTTCATGGAGCGTGCATTCATCACTGTTCATTAAAAAGCCCACCGAAGTGGGCCTGCCTGTCCGGTCTCACCGACCAAAGCGAACCGGACATCCCCAGGTAAACACGAGGTGTCTTTCAGGCACCTCCAGTCTACACGATAAGAGGATTATGTGTCATGACTAACACGAACCCTGTATTCCTTGTTCGAAGAGCAAAAAAACAATCTGGTCAGCCTGATGCAGTTTTATGGTGTAGCGAGGACTTTGAAACCGCTAATGCCACCCTGGATTATTTACTGCTTAAGTCCGGTCGCAAATTTAAAGACTATTACAAAGCGGTCGCAACTAATTTCCCTGTTGTAAACGAACTTCCACCGGAAGGCGAAATCAGTTTTACCTTCTGTGATTATTATCAGCTCGATAAAGGCAAAATGAACTGGGAGCAGATCCCTGGGGTTTCTCTGCCCGAGCATCCTGCAACACAAAAAGCGGAAATGGCCGAAGCCACGGTCGTTAATGGCGTTGACACGTCTACTGGTGAAATCGTCGACGAACAGGCTTTTAACGAGGCTGATGCAGTTCCTCCGACCAATTCTGATCTGAAGATTGACGAAGGCGACGACGAAAACACGCGCTACCCGATCGTGCAAATGTCGTTCCGCAAGCAGCTGTTGTCGCAGCTTACGTCGGATGAACTTCGCTATCACCTCACGCAGGCGGAGTATCAGGAAATAAGCACGCTGGAAATGGACACTGATAACGGATACGTCCAGAACCTGCTGCTGGCAGCCGCAAGCGTAGAAAAGATCCAGACTCTGGATATGCCATTTCTGTGGAAATACACCAGAGCCGTCAGAGACGTTTTCGATATGGAGAAACGTCACGAGCTATCTCTGGTTTTGAAGTTCACGCAAGTTTGGGCAGAAACGTCACATCTCGATCGCGGAATTTTGACAAAAGAATGGGCCAAAGGTAACCGCATCAGCGCTGTGCAGCGTACTGACTCAGGTACTAATGCCGACGGCGGCTATGTTACCGACCGCGGCGAAGGTGCACACCATACGCTTGACACTCTCGATCTGGAGATCGCTTGCGCCCTGCTGCCGATGGATTTCAACCCACACGAAATACCAGGCAGCGTGCTGCGCCGCGCGAAGGAAATCGTCGCTAAAAAAGAGGAACCATGGAAATCGTGGAGCAACATCCTGCGCAATCAACCGGGGGTACTGGCGGTTAACCGCACAGCAATCTTCAATCTCGTGCGTATCGCTCCTGAGAACATCCACAAGACGCCAGCTGCTCATCTGGAATTTGTTAACCGGACAATGACCACAAATTTCAATTCCACAACCGAGTTAATGCCGCTGCCTTCTGCCGCCCCAGTTATTTCACGTGAAGACGTGGACAAGCAGCTGGCAGCCGAACGTGGAGAATTTGTCGAGGGTATTAGCGACCCAACAGATCCGAAATGGGAAACAACCCACCGTATGGCCACCACTACTCACGAAGAGAATTTACAACGGATTCGTGAAGAAGGTGCGCGCCGCCGCGCTGAGGAAGTGAAAGAGCAGCCGGAAATCACAAGTATGGGCAACGGCATGTTTTCCATTGATGGCCTGCTCAACCAGAGCGCCTCAAATGAAGTAGAAAAAACGGAAGTGGAGACCACCAGCAATGTGCAGGTTCAAGAGAATAACAGTAATGAAGAACCGACTTGTGATGCGCTGTCACCGGGCAAAGTCGTATTACAGCCAGGTAAAAGCAGTGCTGACATTGGTGAGGAACCAGCTACCGTAGAGTCGTCTGCCGCTGAGATTCTGGCCACCAGCGCGCCGAGTCTCGCCAGCCAGGATCGGGCTGATGCAACCCAAATTCCTGATTTAATGAACCAGAACGAGCCAGAATCTGCACAAAACGAACCAGAAGTGCATCAGGATGAACCAGCTGTTGAATACCCTGCTTATTTCGAGCCTGGTCGTTATGAAGGTTTACCAAATAACGTTTATCACACAGCGAACGGGATCAGCAGCACGCAGGTAAAAGACGCCCGCGTCAGCCTGATGTACTTCAATGCGCGCCACGTTGAAAAAACCATCGTCAAAGAGCGCTCCGCTGTTCTGGACATGGGCAACTTAGTGCATGCGCTGGCGTTGCAGCCTGAACAGCTGGATGCAGAGTTCAGCATTGAACCGGTTATCCCGGAAGGCGCATTCACCACCACGCCGACACTGCGCGCCTTTATCGATGAGTACAACGCCAGCCTGCCGGCGCTGCTGTCTGCCGACGACATCAAGGTGTTACTGGAAGAGTACAACGCCACCCTGCCCGCGCAGGTGCCGCTGGGCGCTAGCCTGGAAGAAACTGCGCAGAACTATATGGCGCTGCCAGCTGATTTCCAGCGTATTGATGCAGACCAGAAGCAGACGGCAACGGCAATGAAGGCATGCATCAAAGAGTACAACGCCACCCTGCCCCCGCAGGTGAAAACCAGCGGTAGCCGTGACGCGCTGCTCGAGCAGTTAGCGACCATCAACCCTGACCTGGTCGCGCAAGAAGCGCAGAAGCCACAACCGCTGAAAGTCTCTGGCACGAAGGCCGATCTGATTCAGGCCGTGAAATCAGTCAAACCAGATGCGGTTTTTGCCGACAAGTTGCTGGATGCCTGGCGTGAGAATCCGGAAGGAAAAGTTCTGGTCACCCGCCAGCAGCTGAGCACCGCTCTGAATATTCAAAAAGCGCTTCTGGCTCACCCGACCGCCGGCATGCTGCTGACCCACCCGAGCCGCGCCGTCGAGGTGAGTTACTTTGGCTTTGACGAGGAGACGGGCCTGGAAGTTCGTGTGCGCCCCGACCTCGAGATCGACCTGGACGGTGTGCGTATCGGCGCAGACCTGAAAACTATCAGCATGTGGAACGTAAAGCAGGAAAGCCTGCGCGCCAGACTGCACCGGGAAATCATTGACCGCGACTATCACCTGAGCGCGGCTATGTACTGCGAAACCGCGGCGCTGGACCAGTTCTTCTGGATTTTCGTCAACAAAGACGAGAACTACCACTGGATCGCCATCATCGAGGCATCCGCTGAACTACTGGAGCTGGGCATGCTCGAGTACCGCAAAGCGATGCGCGCTATCGCAACCGGATTCGACACAGGTGAATGGCCAGCACCAATCACAGCCGACTATACCGACGAACTGAACGACTTCGACCTGCGCCGTCTTGAAGCGCTGCGTACTCAGGCATAAGGGGAATGATGATGGAAAACATGAATATCGTAACTGCTGAGCAGCAGGCTCCAAACACAATCTCTGCCAGCAATGCAATTTTCAATGTGCAGGCTCTTGGGCAGCTTACCGCCTTTGCAAATCTGATGGCTGACTCTCAGGTTACTGTTCCTGCACACCTGGCAGGGAAGCCTGCCGATTGCATGGCGATTGTCATGCAGGCTATGCAATGGGGTATGAATCCTTACGCAGTGGCGCAAAAAACACATCTGGTTAACGGCGTACTGGGATATGAAGCTCAACTGATCAACGCTGTGATTGCCAGTTCAAGCGCTATTCGCGGACGCTTCCACTACCGCTACGGCGGCGAATGGGATCGATGCGCAAAAACGAAAGAGATTCAGCGTAAAAAGCATGGGAAAAACGGGGAATACACTGTCACAGAACGCATCCGTGGCTGGAATGATGAAGATGAAAACGGCTTATTTGTACAGGTTGGCGCCATTTTGCGAGGTGAATCCGAAATCACTTGGGGTGAACCTGTTTACCTTTCAGGAATTGTCACTCGCAACTCACCGCTCTGGGTTTCCAATCCTAAGCAACAGATCGCTTATCTGGCGGTGAAGTACTGGGCTCGCCTGTATTGCCCTGAAGTCATCCTCGGCGTCTATAGCCCGGACGAAGTTGAGCAGCGCACTGAGAAAGAAATAAATCCGGCGCCGCAGCGAATGAGCATGGCTGAAATTGCTGCGGACAACGTATCTAGCCCACAGAATACGCATCAGTCCTCAGAAAATATCGACACTCTGGCCAAGGATTTCCGCGACCGCATTGAAGCCGCTCAGGACGTAGATAGCGCCAAAGCGGTCCGTGCCGACATCGAAACCGCTAAAGCGACGCTTGGATCCGCACTGTTCACCGAGCTGAAAAACAAAGCCGTTAAGCGGTACTACCTGGTCGATGCACGTAACAAGGTTGAAGCGGCTATCAACTCCCTACCTTCTCCGGAAGAACCGGACGCGACAGAGCGGTTCGCGGAAGCCGAGCGTGTGCTCGCATCTTCAAAGCGTCACCTGGGCGACGAACTGCACGATCAGTTCAGCATTACCCTGGCGGATATGAAACCGGAATACGTGGACTAAGGGAGGCGGGAGGGTTCGCCCTCCCGGTAACGATATGCAACTGATTAACCGAAGCAAACAATCTCCACTTGCACGCCGAGCATGTGAGGCAGCACTGGCGAAGCATGTAGAAATTTACGGTGAATTCGGAAAGCAAAAGACCAAGACCACCTACACCGTGGCGGTGGATGGAATAAAGGTCACCGTGGAAGTTGTTAACCGCCAGGCCAGCTACGTTGCGACAGCCATGAATGGTGCGCGCCGGCTGCGTAATCTTCCCGGGCAAGTGTCCTGATAAAGCATTATCAAACGGCCCCGAATGGGGCCCTTGGAGAACAAAGATGAGCAAAGCAACGAATAAATTTGAGCTGATGAGCACCAAAGATATCTGCGGCCAGTTGTGTATTTCATCACGTACGCTCGAACGCTACAGGAAAAGAGCCCCAAACGAGAACCCTTTTCCTGAGCCAGATTGCGCCTACATGGGTGGACCCAATAAATGGCTCAGAACCAAAGTCACCGCCTGGCAGATTAAAGAGATGTCACGATCAACTCGTAAGCCGATGTCTCACCTGAATTTAGTTAGGGATGAATTAGGGAAGTTGCGTCGGTCTGAGAATTTTTGAAAAATCGATAAACTGCTGAGCCGATTGATAAGCATAAAAAAACCGATTGAGTCAATCGGCTTTCAGCAGTTTCAAATTTTAAATATTTTGGACCCTGAACTCTTGGGCTTGACGGGTCCACTCAGCAACCTGTTGCTTATCTTCAATCAATGCGTGGGCTTTATCATTGCAGTAATCGATGACATAGAAGTGATGATCTTTGTCCCTGTCAATAAAGTACGAATAGACAACATAACTATCACTGGTGGATGCCCACTGCACTAAAAGCCCATCATCATCTTCCCAGCAACAGCCTTCCTGCCAAATGTGGACGTGATGCAGTTCTTCGCCTCGAGCCTCAACAGGACGCTCCATGAGTTTATCACGACCAATGGTGTCAAAGTGCGCAGGATGAGCCAGCTGGATATGAATAGCAGGGGCGGGAACGTCATCATACTCGATGCATTCCCGCTTATAATCTTCGAATTCTTGTATAGGATGCTCAGCGATTGGAAACTGAGTAATAACATCAATTAGCGCTTGAGAGCGACTTATTTTGAAGCCCATGCAATACGCTTCTCTTCCATTTTTTCAGCCAGCATGGCAGAACCCGCACTCAGACGCGCTTTATGATCAGCGGAGCGACGCACAGTACGGCGTGGCTTATTTAGTTCGCGTTTTTGTGTCATACCATCCTCCTTATCACCTTTGGTGATTTAGATTCAGTGTATAGCTTAGGCGATATTAGGTCAATGATATGCTGTCTTATGATGTCTTAAGTTGTCTAATATTGACTCACCCTACCTGACGCGGCGTGAACTCCAAGATGTCGGGATCGACGATGCTCATAAGTCGAGCCCACCACTTGCTGTAGGCCTCCCTCATTTCCTCAACGTAAGTGTGTTTGTCGTACACCGACCACACCCCTGGTAGTTTATGGCCAAGCATTATTTCGGCGATATGCGGCTCGGTTAGCTCTGAGAAATTCGTTCGCGCAGTCCTGCGCAGATCATGAATAGTAAAGTGTGGGACCTGCTCGTTATAAGCCTTGAGCATGAACTTAACTAGGTTACTGCTGATGCTCATATGGAAGCCTTCACTCATCGGCTTGTCTTCATATTTTGAAAAAACAAAGCGTCCTGGCGCCAGCTCAATGGCCCGTCTTATCAGTGGGAGCATTTCTGGGATGATAGGTCGAATTATCGGTTTCTTTGTCTTCCGTCCTGTCTTGTGGTTTTCCCATGGAACAGTCCAAATCCCTTCTTCAAAATCAAAATGTGCTACTTCAGCCTGGCGGAGTTCGCCGACCCTGCACGCCCATATCAGTGACAATTTATAGAGGATCTTGTTTCGCTCAATGAGGCGGGAATCGTCAATGGCTCGCCAGACAATCGCCAGTTCTTTGCGGTCCAGTGTTCGCTCACCCATTTGTTTCTGGATGCCGAAATCACGCCCAGACATTTCAGCCAGTGGATTGACCTCCAGCAACTGGCGTTTCACCGCCCATGAATAACACTGCCGGCCATTGCTAATTACGCGCCGGGTAATCTCGGTGTATCCCTGCGCCAGACGATCCAGAACAGTGAGCCAGTTGTGAAGCGTCAGCTGATGCGCCGGGTACTTCCCAAGCTTAGGGAAAACGTGCAATTCAAACGTGCGGAGGACCTGCCCGGCTGATTCTTTCTGAATGCAGACCATAGCGTGCCATTCGCGAAACAGCTCTTCGAAGGTGTACTGGCTGTTAATCTTGGCTTTGTCGAGGCTTTGCCTAATCCGAGGGTTTTCGCCACGGGCAAGAATAGCGGCCCACTTAGCGACTTCATCGCGCGCGGCTTTTAATCCGAATTCCGGATAGCTGCCGATCGTCATCTTGTCCTGTTTGCCCAGGAAGCGGAATCGGTAGAAAAAAGTAACGGCCCCCTTTTTGGAGATGCGTACCCACAGACCATCACGGTCTGCCTTTTCTTCAACTTTGTCTCGTTCGCGCCCAAGGCACGACTTTAGATAACTATCTGAAATAGCCATGATTTGTCCCTGCGTGTGTCCATCAGAACGGGAGGTTCTGTGTCCATCATAGGATATGGACGCACTGGTGGACACAAAAACCATGACTTATGATGTCGTAGGTTGACTGTACATGCAAACAGTATAATTTTTGGAAAGGCTGATTTGATGGGGATCTTGCGGCGTTTTTGTCGGAGGTTTGCGGAGGCTGGCGGGGTATCAATTATCGATGTGAGCAATGATCGAAAAGTTACGTATGTTCTTCATATAGTTAAATAATTATGCCTTACGAATTCCTGGAGGCCGCTGTTCTTAGCCTGACGTTTTTCAGTGCGAAAACGCAGCATTCTACACTACATCCTCGTCAGCTGGAAATGCACTTAGAGCCAGGTATAGCGCGAAGAGACGGCGTTTTCTTTATTGCGATGTAAATAATAATAAAGCCCGGCAGA